CCCCGGGCGCTAGAAGCAACGCGCTCACCTTGCTTGCCATCCGGGAATCTCTCCATTCCCCGCCCTTAAGGTCACTAATTGTCAGTGGGTAGGTGCCTCAGGTGAGCTTGACAGAGAGGGCATCGGGGGCAAGGTAACGACCCCCTTCATGGCCGAATCTGTCAATGATGGTTCCCGGTGGCAGTTGCGCCGGTTGTGGTGTGTAGCCGGGCGGAAATCCGTCATTGCCCGGATAGACACGTGTTTCTGGTGTGCCGTACTGGGTTTCGAAGTCTTTCCATGGAATGCCGCCTGTAGCGTTCCAGTCCTGTAACAAGGCTCTGGGTGCGCCGCCTTCGGTGATGAGTTCGGCTGGTAGTCCGGCCCTGACAGCGGCGCCCTCGCCACCGAGGATGAGACCGGGTACAGCCTGAGCCGCTATCGCCGATTGTTCCCCCAGGAAGGCTTTGGGGTTGTCGATAAGTCGGTGGGCGTTGTCGATTCGTTCGGGGCTAATTTCGGTGGGATGGGCTAACTCGCCGAAACTGTTCTTGAGGCCCGTGCCAGCGTCTCCCCAGGCGTCTTTGAATTCTCCTAGTCCGTTAGCCCCGACCATGTCTTGAACGCCTTTGACGCCCCTGTCCCAGGAGTTGTGGAACGCCTCGCTGAAGGACTCACGGGCGCGCTCTGGTGGTGGGCCAGGTTCGGGTGTTGCGACCATGGGGCGGTCCTGTTGGGCTCCCTTGATGGCCTCGGACAGCTTGGCCTCTACCTGATCGGGTGGGTACTGCGTGGACAAGGTGCTGCGGAACTTGTCAATAGCGGCCTTGCCCTGCGGGGTGTTGGGGTCCAGCTTGGGTGCGGGCATCGTGCGCGCATCTGGTGGTGGTGGCGGCTTGTCCAAAGGGCTTTTGGGCTCGTTAATACCCATCACGCCGCCCAGGTTTCCCGTCAGACCGCCCAGCCTGCTCGGATCAACGGGCGGCTTGTTGCCAGGAGAGGGCGGACCGAGCACGGGTGCGTGTGGATCGGTGGCGGTAGCGGCTGCGGCCTGTGTGGTGGCCGGGTCGGTGGCCTTGGGGTACATCTCCTTGTAGTTGACGGTGGTGGCGTTCGGGTCGCCCGCTGTCGGGGCCACAGCGTCGCGCAGGATCTTGCGGCCATCGACCAGGGCGGTTTTGGGGTTGATGCAGCCGGTGATCTTCTGGGCTATGGCGTCGGCCTGGGCCTTGAGGGTTTGACAGCCCTTGTCCCACTGGGCGACATACCCTTTGACTTGGCGCTCAATGTCGGCGACATGTTCGCGGTTTCGGGCTATCGAGTCATCGCTCTCACCCTCGGCGGGGTGGTAGGCCATGTTGTAGGTCTGGTCGATCGAGACACCCTGGTCCTTGTGCGCCAGCACACTCTCGATGAGACGTTGGCCATTGACCAGGGGCTCGACCACCTCGTATTGGATGGTGGCCGCAACGAGTTTTCCGCCGTCTTCGGCGGCGTCGTCGGTGTTATCCGAGCCGTGGCAATCGGTGGATGCTGTGTCGTAGGCGGCGTTCGAGGTGCGCCCGGTCCATTCCGTGCCATTAGGGGCCCCGACCCACCGTTTGTATTCGTCGTAGGTCTCTTTGAACTGCCGGGTTTGCGGGCGCCAGGTGTCCACCACCGCCATGTAGTCATTGGCCTTCTTGGACATGAACTCATCCAGCGGTGCCACCACGAGTGCCCCTATACCCGCTTAGCTGTCTGATAGATGCTGGGCAGATTGCCGTACCCGGCCGCCAATGAACTCTCCGTGATCGCGAAAGCCTGCTGGGCCTCATCGGCGAAATCAGCGATCGCATTCAGCCGCGCGGCCCCGATCCGCTTCACATCGGCGATAGCCCTCGATACCCCATACAGCGCGGCCAACCCCGGATCAGCACCCGCCGGGGCCGCAACACTAGCCGCCGTGCTCTGCGTGAGTTGGTCGGCGAGCGTGCGTAGATGCGGGCCGAGCTTGCCCAACGCCGCAAGATCAACCTTGAGAACGTTCTCATCGCCCGACACGACGCACCCCCTAGCAAAGCTGCGATTTGGGGAGAGACTACAGGCTTAGTGAATTTGGTACACGGGAACCCGTCCGGGTTTGGCAAGTCGGAGTCGGGGCGTGCTTGCACCGTCCCAGCCCCAGGGGGAGGTGCATGGCTGTTGACGTGGTCAACATGGCGTCAGAAACCCGCAGATGACGGTAATGGGCGAAAATCGGCGACAGCCGCTTAAACACAGTTCAGGGCGCATAACCGCAGGTCACGGGCGGGTTCAATTCCCGGCAGCTCCACGGAAAACGGCAGGTCAACCGGTAGATTTTTACCGGATGGCCTGCCGTCAACAGTTCCGTCAACATATTATTGATTGCGTGGCATCACTTCGCACGCGATACCGGGGCGACGGCAGCCCCTATTTCTCGGTCCTGTACCGGCTCGACGGCAAGCAGACCTCCCTGTCAGTTAACGATCAGCAGGAAGCCGAATACGCCTGCGAGCTAATGAACCGCCTCGGTCCCGCGCGGGCGCTGGAGATACTGAAAGTCAGCAGAGCGCCCCGCACGAAGCTGACCGTCGACGGATGGATCCGGCACCACATCGACCACCTGACAGGCGTCGACAAACGCACCATCGAGGACTACAACCGGTACCTGCGTAACGACATAGGGCCTGCGCTCGGACCGGTCCCGCTGGATGACCTCACACGGGACGACATCGCGGGGTGGGTGCTGCAGATGCAGGACGATGAAGCCAGCCCGAAGACCATCGCGAACAAACACGGGTTCCTGTCAGGGGCGTTGGCCGGCGCGGTTGCTTCGGGGAAGCTGAAGGCCAACCCGGCCGCAGGTATCCGGTTGCCGCAGAGCCACGCCAAGGAAATGGTGTTCCTGACGCGCGATCAGTTCGCCCACCTGAACAGTCATGTGACCGAGCCGTGGCAGCCGTTCGTCGAATTCCTGGTCGCTTCTGGCTGCCGCCTCTCAGAGGCCACAGCGCTGCGCCCTGACGACGTTGATCGGGATGCGGGAACCGTGAGGATCTGGCAGTCGTGGCGCCGCGGCGGTGGAGGGTATCGACTCGCGCCACCGAAGACAGAGCGGTCAAAACGAACGATCAACGTAGGCAAGGCGACCTTGGACAAGCTGACCTACACGGGGGAGTGGTTGTTCACCAACCCCGGCCGAGGCCGACGCGCCGAGGGTGGCCCGGTTCGGCCACCGAATCTGCGGGCAAACGTGTGGGCGCCTGCTGTGCAGCGGGCCGCGCTGCCGCAGAGCCCGCGTATCCACGACCTGCGACACACCTGTGCATCGTGGATGATTCTGGCCGGCGTCCCGCTGCCGGTCATCCAACGCCATCTCGGCCACGAATCCATACAGACGACCGTCGACCTGTACGGCCACATAGACCGATCAAGCGCGGAGGCTGCCGCCAACGCCATCGCGAACATGCTCGCTACGGGGTGAGCTGACCACGCAAAGTCGATGCGGCCGGTCTCACGGTCACTCGAATAATCCCGGCTCCGTGGGGCGGTCGGTCAGCGCCAGCAGCCGGTATGCCCATCGGCCAGGCTTACCGGTATTTCGGACTAGTCGCACTCTCTCGATCTGTGCTTGGACCGGCTTGTCGACGTGTCGAATGACAGCGTCGGAAAGCTCTGGGTCGTATACGCCTTCGTAGTCGCGGCCCTGTGCTTCGAGATAGAAAATCCTCCGACGGGTCCGCATTCCATCGAGTCGGCCTTCGACAGGAATTACGTCGCGCTCGTATTTGCCATCGAGCAGGTCCGTGTTGATGGTCGCCGCCTGATCGCGCGTCATCACCCCGCCCGTGAGGGCTCCCGAGGAGGTGCTGACCGTGAGATCTACGGCAGCGGCAGCCTGCACCGCTTCAACTACATCTTTGACAACATTGAGCAGCGCTCGATCGTGAGCTGCAAGTGGCGCCACCGCCTCCGGGTCTGCCGATTCGGGGAGTATATTGACAAGCTCGATTGCCGCCCGTTCTGCTGGTGTCTCCGTGTGTGAGACGAACAACTGAGGGTTGGCGATGTCCAGGTTTTCAAACCCGAACTCGATGCGCCTGCCTATCTGGCGACGCGGGTAGAGACGTGCTCGGTCTTTGTCAGACTCTTGGACGATGTTTGCTTGCGAGAGTGGATCATGTAAATGCTTTCCCATCCGTGCGACCGCATTCTGCATGTGGCGCGCGACAGCAGACAGCACATCGGCGTCGATATCACGATTAACGTCGACCGCCAAGAATGCAGGTTTGCGGCGACTGCCGAACTTGGTATCAGCTGCGGTCAGTGAAGCTCGGGCGAGTTTGTCGAGCCATGAGTCACCGTCGATCTGTGCCTGAGCTTCCTCAAATCTGCTCATAGCGCCACCTCGATATATCCCTTGACTGCGCCTTCAATTATCTCACCGTCATCGCCCTTTACCGCGGACCAGGTGTCGTGCCAAACATCGTCTTGTCCGGGGTAACACAGGAAGGCGTCAAGCTCTCCAGCAAGCGGTTGTATGCGTTCGAAGCCAAGGTACAGCGGCTCACCGACAACTACATCTTGAAGCGTGAGCATCCCAAAGACACGGTCCCTCTCGCGTCCGGTGTAGGAGCGCAGATGGTCCCAGCTACCCGGCTTGATCACGACATCAACATCGAATGGGGCATGAGCCTTCGCCGTGACGAACCCTCCGTCAACCCACAGTTGGCATGGACCGATGATCCGTTTAGCCAGCTCAGTGAACGTGATGAGTGACCCAAATAGCTCTTGCCTGCGGGCGGTGTTGGGTGCTCCGATGACGCATCGGTCGTGGACGTCATCCATGGTGCCAGTGTGACGTCCGGGTGGAAGTAGCCCCTGGCTAGTCCACTCGGGCAGGCTCACCGATGTTGCCTCTCGCCCCGCTTGGCGGTCTTTCGTTGGTGGATATCGGGGCCGGATTGCGCTAACCGACTGATCGGATCGCCTGATGCGCCCTCGGACACCTCATCCCCCTCCCTACCCTTTGCCGGACTACTTTGCCCGATTTCCGTACTACTGTCTCGGTTTTCGGTCTCGACGGGGTCACGGGCGTGTCCAAGATTGGACTCGGCAGCTCGCTGGGCGCCTCGGAACAACCCGCCGCTACCTATCGCGGGGTCAGCATCCTGGTCTTCGTTAGCTTGCGGCGATGAAGGGCGCCTCAAATCCTCGATCGACGTAACGTCTCTGCCGACGGTCGGCCCCAGCATCCACTTCGAAGGCTCCAACCCGAGGCGTTCGGCTGCGGCGACTCCATCTGGTTCCCACCACCAATGCGCCCGCCACGGCTCGTCCTCTTCATCAAACTCGGCGCCGGGATCCCAGGGGGGCGTCCAGGGGCGCCCGTAGGTGACATCGTTAGTCATCTGTTGAACGGCGTCGAGTTCGGATTGTGCTTTAGCGAAGGGGATCGCCCGTGCACGCGCATACCCGAGCACTAGGTTCAGCATGCGGTTGCGTGCTTGCACCCACTCGGCGAAAACAGCTTCGGCTGATAGAAACTCGCCGTCTGGCCCAACGCCGAGATTTGGGTCCGGGCGTCTACGAATCTCCCGAGGCGGTAGTGGCGGATCGCCCTCTTGAGCGGGCAATCCCGCTGCCTGCCGCAGACGTGCAGCAGTACGCCGAGCAGATTCTTTCTGCTGAATGAGATCCTGAAGTTCCTCGACTGCGTCCTCGCGGCCTACATCGCGCAGCTCATCCGCAGTGGCACCGACCACTAGAGCCATTCGAGCCAGGGTTACGGCGGGAGCGCGCACAGGGACGCGAAGATCCGCCGTTTCTTGCCTGTACCCCTTGATGATCTGACGCCAGCGAGAGTCGGACATATCCGCAGCCCTTGCTGCACTGCGTACCGACAGCTTTGGCCGGAACTGGGTACGCAGACGTTCTATCAACTCCGCTTCAGGTGGCTGCGTTGGTTCGCTCACCTGCACAGTGTCACGCCTAACGGGGTGCGAAGTCCATCGGGCGCACCTTTCGTGGACTTTCGCAATTACACGCTTGTGATATTCGAACACGCCTGATCGCGATACGTTTCCGCGTCAATCCGAAGACGTGTGTTGACGTACGCAGATGTGCGCACTATCTTTATGCGTACCGAATCACCTCGGTGTAAGCCTCAAGGAGAGTTCATGAGCGCACCGCAGCTCTTCACAAATGGGGAGTTCGAACTCCCCGTCCTCCCGGACGGCGACAGCTTCCGCGTAAACGGAATGGTCGTCGCCCGCCAGCTGGGATTCCGATACGCGGCCGACATGGTCCGCACCCTCGCCGATGACGAAAAGGTCTTCATCGAAAAGCCCAGCTCGCCCCAGCACGCGAATTTGCGTGCTGGGGGTGACCGGGGGGTTTGGTTCGTTACCGAGCCTGGCTTCTATAGGGCTGTCGGCCAGCGCAATGTCAACCTGATCAAGGACCGCAAGGTTCGAGACGCCGTCGCCCGCTTTCAGCGGTGGGTGTTCCACGAAGTCGTCCCCGCGATGGTCCGCAGCGGTCAAGTCGACGAATGCATGCTGTCCGTCCGGCACTACCTGGTCATGGGTTGATGTGTCTTTCGAGATCAGGCAGCGCTACGGGCTGGACTACTCGCCGTCGCGGACAGTCCGGAATGCCCGTGCGGCCGGATGGCTACGCAACGACGGCTCCGTTCCGAAGCACGCGCATCGGGGCCAATTCTGGTTTACAGGCACCGCGTACCACCTTCTGCCGCATGCGCTTCCGGACCTGGTGTCCGAAATGCTGCCAAAGCTACAGCAGATCGGCGACCCACAGGCGAACCAGTACCAACTGAACATTCTTCCATCACTTCGCGCGGTACCGGGCGGCGAATCAATCAATGACCGAGGGGAGGTCGAGTTCTGATGGCGCAGAAGAGAATCAGTGAGTACGGCGTTTGGCAGGAACTCCGTGTCATTCGCACCAAAGACGGCCAGAGTCTGGCCGAGTTGTCCCGCACAAGCGGCATTAGCTTGGGCTACCTGTCTGATCTGGAAGGTGGACATCGCTGGCCGAATCCAACTCAGGTCAAGAAGGTCGCACTCGCCCTGAACTGCCCAGTCTCCGTTCTGGAGCGAACTCGAAGTGTCACTAGCGACGGAGAATCGGTCGCTTTGCGTGAACTGATCCGTGACGTTGTGCGCGAGGTGCTCGACGAACGTGCGGTCGAAAAGCTGGTGGTGTCGGCATGACCGTGGCGACCTATCCGCTTGAGGAGGCGGCGGAACACTTCGGAAATTCGCCTGAATGGCTCGCCCAACAGCTGAGGTCCGGGCGGTTCTCCGGGTACAAGGTCGGCCGGAAGTGGCGGATGTCCGATGCGGACATCGCCGATGCCCTGGAGAAGTGCCGTCGTGACGCGCGGCCTTCCGCGATCACGTCTGTCGGACCTCTGCTGAGTGCGACGGCGACAACACAGCGCCGATTCGCGTCTTAAGACAACTGCCCCACCTGAAAACGCTGGCGGTGCCTAACCGCCAAGAAAGCCACCGCCAGCGTCCCTACCACCAACTCTACAAGGGAGTCGGCATGCAACACCGTAGTTCTGCTCGTCCTACCCGTCTACTGATTGCCGCTGGTGTCGGCGCCACGGTGGCCGCGCTGGCCAGCCCAGCGCCCGCGCACGCCGATCCGGTCATCGACTACACCGGCAAGACCGCGCCGACCGTGTGCGCGCTGCTGGACAGCACCCCGACATTCGGCGGGATCGCGGTCGTCGGGCAGCTGATCCATAACGACGGCCTCACCTACGAGGCGGCGGGCCGTGTCATCAAGCTCTCGATCGAAGCGTTCTGCCCGCGCCATGTCGCGTTGTGGAACCGGTTCGTGGACTCGGCGAACAGCCAAACCCCCGACCACACACCCGCCGTTCCCGCACCCGCGCCCACTCGGGTCGCCTGATGAGCACCGCCGTTGCCGAGTGCCCGCGTGAGGCGGTGCCGGAAACCTTGGACTGCCCGCGTGGTTGCGGATACCAGGTGCTCGCGAAACCCGTGACCGCCCAAGGCGTGTGGAATGCAGGGCCGTGGCGGATGCAGGTACATAACCGTGTCGCAGAGATTTTTGGGCGCTGCCCGGTGCCGCCGATGGTGGGGAAGGGGCAGCGCTGATGGGATTCGGACCCAACCCGGCTGATGTGCGTGCCGCAGAGGTCGCCGCGCAGGAGGCGCGCGACCGGCTCACGTCGAAACCGTTGACACCATTCGAAACTGAACTACTGGCCGTGCTCGGCGAAATCCGGGACGCGCTCAACGCAGCCGGAAACAGCGCTGGGGCTGTGACCGGACCAGGCGACGGCGGTGAAACGTCCCGCCGTCGCCAACCAAACGCGCCCGCCGCGCGTTCGAAACAGTGCCCGTGCGGCCGGCAGGTCTACCTGGGCAGCGCTTCGGGTAAGTGGGTGCACATCGATGACGCCACACCTGCTTGCGAGGTGGTCTGAATGCCTCGGCGTCCACCGCCACCGCCGGATACCGCGGACAAGATGTGGCGCGCCGCGGCGCTGCTGGCAGAGGTCAACCATGTGTACGGCGAGGATGTCCATTTCTCGTGGAGTGTTTTCGAGCTTCGGTTGACCGCGCAGCTGTTGGAGCATGCGCACGCGACGCGACGTAAGCCCCGTGCCCGGAAACGGAAAGCGTCATGACCGCCCCGGCGCTCGACGTCGATATCGCGGATCTGGTGGGCGCTATGCCGCAGCAGGCGTGCGAATGCGAACACTGCGAATCCCACCGTCGCAGTGATGGACTCGGCTGTGACCGCACACCCAAGTGGGCGGTACGCATTCACACTCTGGCATGCACGTCCAAGCTGGCTGAGCCGGACGAAATACAGGTGATGCTCTGCGGTCCGTGTTTCGAAGCCACGAAAGCGTGGGCACTCGGTGCCGTCCATCGGCGCGTCAGGTGCGGATGCGGCAAGCGAGTTCAGGCCGTCACCGATTTAGTCGGCCCGGTGGTGCACCTATGAACGGCCGCGCAGCTCTGCTGTGCCCGGTATGCCGCAAGCCGATCGTCTCGACCGTGGCCGGCGCGGTGCGCTGGCACAGCGACAAGGCGGGCGGCAACTGCCCAATGTCCGGAAAGCCCTATGCGTGGGCGCGGCCCACAGACAGCGAGGCGATTGCATCATGACCGCGAATCCCACCACCGGTATCACCGGTATCTACACCAAACGCGATCCCGAGTTCCTGCAACCGGGGTCAGCGCAGTGGTCGAAGGTCATCACACCATCGAAAGTCGCTGCGATCCTCGGGGTTTCCCGCTACGAGTCGGCGTACCGGCTCTGGCATCGCATGCAGGGGCTGGTCGATCCGGAACCACCCAAAGAGGTTTTCGACATCGGCCACGACCTCGAAGCGTATGCCGCGAACCGGTGGCGTCGCCGCAACCTCGGATGGCGACTATCCGAAGGCGAAGTGCAGGTGCACATCGACCCCGACAAGTTCGGGTTTCCGTGCGTGGCCACCGTCGACCGGCGCGGCGTGCGGGGCCGATCGCGTCGGGTGGTCGAGTTCAAGTCGGCGCGGCACTTCAACGATCTGGAACTGTTCGGCGATGACCTGACCGGCGATTGCCCCGAAGACTATGCCGCCCAGGTGATGACGCAAATGTTGTTCACCGGCTGGACGGATCTGCCAGGGCACCTGCTGGTGGTGGGCCCGTACTACAACGAACGCATCTACGAAATCGAGTTCGACGCGAGCACCGCGGCGTGGATCCTCGACGAAGCGCAGAAGTTCTGGGGGCTGCTGAAGTCCGACAAGGTACCGGACCTCGATAACACGGTGCACACCTACAGCTGCATCCGCGAGATGAACCCCGAAATCGATGCCGGCGCGACCACGGTCCTGGATGCTGCCGAGGCCCTGCAATTCGTCACGGCCAGACAGGAATTCGACCGCGCCGAAGAGAACTACCAGGGCGCGAAAAACATGCTCATGAAACGCATGGAACGCGACAAGCGCGCCGAATTCGGCGGCGTCAAGATCGCGCACCGCCAGAAATCTAGAGGCTCGGTCGCGCTCCATGCGGCCAAAGGTGTCACCCCCGAACAAATCCGATTCCTGAACGGAGACAACCAGTCATGACCGAAACCACCACGAAGGTTGCCAATGAACACGCCGCCCAGATCTGGCCCGATCCGTTGGCGCAGGCTGCCGGCGAGATAGCGGTGTCCGCGCCGCTCGGAACGGAACTCGCGATCCACACAGGGCAAGCCCGATTCAGCGAAGCCCAACGCGCTGCATTGCGGCAGCTCGGTATCGAGGACGCCACAGACGGCGATCTGGACGTGTTCTTTCACGTCTGCCAAACCACCGGTCTCGATCCGTTCCGCAAAGAGATTTACATGATCGGCCGTAACACCAAGCTCACCGAGTGGCTAGACAACGGGGAAGGCGGCCGACGCAAGGTTGAGCGGTACGTCACCAAGTACACCATTCAAACCGGTATCGACGGGTTCCGGCGCAAGGTCCGCGAGTACGCGCACCACAACGGAGACACGCTGGCCGTTGAAGGCCCGTTCTACTGCGGCGACGACGGGGAGTGGAAAGAGGTATGGCCCGGCAAGACCCCGCCGGTCGCCGCGAAGTTTACCGTCATCCGAAACGGTGAGCCCTTCACTGCGGTAGCGCATTTCGACGAGTTCGTGCAGACGAACAACGTCTACGAGGGCACCGGCCAGGGCCGCAAGATCGTCGGGCAGGAACCCAACAGCATGTGGGCGAAGATGCCCCGCAACCAAATCGGCAAGTGCGCCGAGGCGGCGGCATGCAGGCGCGCCTACCCGAACGAGTTCGCCGGCCTGATCCTCACGGATGCTGCGCAGCCGACCGTGATCGACGGCGAGGTCGTCGAAGAGCGCCAAGCCCCGCCGCAGCGCGCGAAGGGAGCGAGTCGACTCCGTGAGCGCGCAGCCGAAGCTGCCGCGCAGCAGAGTGCGCAAGCGGCAGAGACCGCGGGGGAACTCAGCGCCGACGCCCGCGAGAAGTGGCTTAAGGCGATGTTCGCCGCACTGAACAAAGCCGAATGCACCGACCGCGACGAACAGCTCATCGTCATCGCCGGAATCCTCGGACGAACCGAGCTATTCGAGCACCGCGCCGACATGACCGACCAGGAACTACGAACCATCGTCAACGCCCTCAACGGCTTCAAGGAAGCGGGCAGGCTCGATCAGCAGATCAACGAGTACGTCAACGCCTGGTCGCTACGGGAAGCCGACGAACTCGACGCCGTCGCCAACACCGACACCGATGGTGGTGAGCAAGGCGAACTCGGCCTCGAAAGCGACCAGAACTGATGTCGCGCACCGGAAAGTTCACCGCCAAAGGCGGGTTGACGCTCGGTGCCGTGCACATGTTCGCCGCCAACGCCATTCAGGCCGGATACGGACCTGACGCGACGGTTTGGGTTTCCAAGCCTGACCAAGACGGCGACGTGATCGTGACCGTCACCGATCCCCACCTAGACCCGGCCGACAACTCGTCGGACGCAACCGACCCGACCGGGCCGGAAACCACCACCACCGCAAGGAGATAACACCGCCATGGGAGCCACAACCAAACCCAAGGATCTGAAGTCCACCAACGCGCTCGACGACATCGACGACGGAGAACCGCACGCGTACATCGGGTTCCGCGCCACCAACATCAAGATCAACAACCCGCCCTGCCTCAAAGAGGGCGGCACCCTGCTCGTGAAGTACCGGTGCATCGAGTCGAAGGTCGTAGAGGCCGCAGACGGCGAAATGCGCGACAAACGCACCCTCAAGGTCGAATGGGTCGGACTGCCAGGGCAGAAGGCGCCGGCAGGTGCGGACGAGAACCAGGGCTCGATGCTGGACGTGGTTGACGGCAACCCGGTCCCGTCCGCCGAGGCCACGGGCGACGAGAGCGTCGTCGACGCCGAGGTCATCGACGACGAAGACGATGCGGAGACGGGCCCGGAGTTCAGCGATGAGGGGTAATCCGAGCCGTGCTCGGCGCCGGGCCGCGCGTGCGGTCCGGCAGCCGTCACGGATGACCGACTATCAGCGGCACCGCCAAGCCGAGCAGCTGCACGGCGTCGACAAGATCCGCGACTACCTGCACGACATCGACCTCGAAGTCCTCAACGAACTAGCCCACTCGGACACCCACGGTGAGCAGGATGTATGCGACCAGGTGGACGACTCTGCCGAGGATGGGGCTGAAGTAGTCCACCCCACCACGCACCACCACGCCGACACCGAACCCGTGCGGGAACCCAACGCCTACGAACTGGCGATCCTCGGTGCGCTGCAGCACAAGAGCGTGTACCAGGGCAGCGTTCCGGTCGACGATATCCGGCGACGACGTCTACGGAACCGGGATTCGAAACGTGCTCGCCGACTGCAGCGCCGCAGCAAGGTACGGCGGATGCGGCGCCGTCACCAGGCAGCCGCCGGCAACGCTGCAGCCTTCGCGCTGTTCATGCTGACCTCGGCATTCGTCGGCGCCGTCACGATGCTCGCCTCGCCCGGCTGGTGGATCGCGTGACCAGCGTCGAGCCACGCGAGTTCCCGATCGGTGTCGTCGTCACCCTCGCCATCGGGAACCCCGACCGCATCTTCTGCCTGCTGTCACAGGTGTACGACGTGTTGGGGCACATGCTCGGCTACGTGCCGCTCGTGTCCGAGATGGCGCCAGCGTTCGAAGCATGCAGAACCGCGGTGCGCGAACAGCATCCGGTTCTGGCCGAAGCGATCGACCCCGGCAAGACACCGGCGTTCGGCACGCTCGCCGTCGACACGGAAATCCTGCAATGGCTCAGCAATTTAGCGCGTGAACACGGCGAAATGTTCGCCCTGACATCGCTATCGGCGCCCGCGCTGCCCGACGAGCTGCCACCGCAGCCCACGGCCGAACCGCTGGTCGTGGCCGAACCGGGCAGCGGCACGTGAGGTGCGCGAAGTTCGTCGGCGACCGCACCGACGAGTTCAGCATCGGCCAGCAGTTCGGCGAAACCCTCGAAGGCCGTCCGGTCCGGGTCGTATCCGTCACATACGACCCGGACACGGACCGAACCATGGTCGAAGGCGAACCACTGGCACCAGATGCGCCAGAAGGGTTGCGGCTGCGCTACTTCGGTGGCCGCGACCCCAACATCGAACCCCCTGACAGTGTCCAACCCCTCACCGACGAGGTAACCCCACAATGACCGAAACACCAGACCTGACCTTGCGCCAGTGGTTCGGCAAGCTCATCCGAGGCCAGCACCATCTAGCGATCGGCGGCGAAGACGACCCCTACCTGCTGCGCTGGTACCTGATCCCACGCAACAAACGGCTGAACATCTACCTGCACCAATTCATCCGATCCGACGACGACCGCGCCCTACACGACCACCCATGGTGGTTCTGGTCATTCGTCCTGGCCGGCCACTACTACGAGCACCGCGCCGACGGCCGACGCATCAAACGGCACTGGGCGTCCATCGCCTACCGGGCAGCGAAAACCCGCCACCGCGTCGAGCTACCCAAGTCCAACGACCCGATGTCGCTGCTGGAACGCGAAGACTGCTGCTGGACCATCGTCGTCACCGGACCCAGAACCCGCGACTGGGGGTTCTGGTGCCCCGGAGGCCGATTCATCTTCACCGAACAGGGCGAAACCAGCACCCTCGACGTCGACCGGTTCATCCCGCACACCGCTTGGGGCGCCGCCGGATGCGGCGAACCATTCACCGGCACATTCCACGCCCGCAACGGACTCTGGAACCGGGGTGCGCGCCGATGACCAGCACCGCTCGAATCCTGCAGCTTGTTGCGTACGAACGCCAATGGCAACAAGACAAATGGGGCGAACAGAACCACCCCGGCATCGACAGAATCGATGTCGCCGCATTCCACGAAGCTCGGCGGCACACCCCGGCGGCAACAGCAGAAGCGTTCGCAGCGCATATCGCGTTGACCCACCAAATACCGACCGCCGACGAAGCCCGCGACCGGTGCCAGCGATACGCCGCGGCCGGCCTGGCGACGTGGTCGCGAATCCTTCTCGAAGAGTTCGCCGAAGCCATCGAAGCCGCTGCGCTGTACGCCATCGGACATGGCACAGCCGACCAGCTACAGACAGAGCTTGTGCAGGTCGCCGCGGTCGCGGTGCAGTGGGCCGAAAAACTCGGCGGTGGCGAATGAGCCTGCATATCTCGCTAACCGATTTCTTCTGCGGTGCAGGCGGTTCCAGCACAGGCGCAATTCAGGTTCCGGGTGTCTCGATCCGGTGCGCGGCGAACCACTGGCAGCTAGCGGTGGATACGCACAACGAGAACCACCCGGATGCCGACCACTATTGCGCTGATCTGTCGCAGATCCACCCGAAGTACTTTCCTAAGACGACATTCGGATGGTTCTCTCCCGAATGCACGAACCACTCACAGGCCAAGGGCCAGAAGCGGATAGACGCCCAGCCCGATCTGTTTGGCGACACACTGCCCGACGAAGCCGCAGAGCGCTCGCGGGCAACCATGTGGGATGTCGTGCGGTTCTCCGAATTCCATCGCTACGAGGTGGTGTTTGTCGAGAACGTCGTCGAGGCAGCCAAGTGGGCGCCGTTCCAAGCATGGCTAGCCGCAATGGACAGCCTCGGCTACGACCACCGGCTCGTCATGCTCAACTCGATGCACGCCCAGCTCGGCGGGCACGGCGCCCCGCAGTCCCGCGACCGCCTCTACGTCGTTTTCTGGCGCCGTACGAACCGAGCCCCGGACCTTGAGCGGGTGGTACGGCCTCGGGCGATCTGCCCCGACTGCGGGCCCATCAACGCCATGCAGGTATTCAAGAAACCCGGCAACACCGTCGGCCGGTACCGCCAGCAGTACATGTACAGATGCCCGAACGTCAAGTGCCGCAACCAGGTCATAGAACCCGCCGTGCGTGCGGCCGAAGAGATTATCGACTGGTCACTACTCGGCGAACGCCTCGGGGACAAGCCGATCAAGAAGTTCGTCGACAAGAAAACCGGCGAAGTGAGCTACGGGCCACTGGCGCCCAAGACGATGGCCCGCGTACACGCCGGCATCGATCGTTACTGGCTGCCTCTACTGGTGCCCGTCGAGGGACGCGAGGGTAAGGAGGCGCGGCCCATTTCCGAGCCCGTACGGACGATGACGACCCGCAACGAAACCGGACTACTGGTGCCGTGCGGGGGCACCTGGCGCGAAGACGCCGCGCCGACCAGCGAGCCGTTCTCCACTCGCACCACCCGGGAAACCGACGGGCTGGCATTCATCGCCGAACTCCGCGGCGGCAGTAGCGACGCCCGGCCCGTGGCGCACCCACTGGCCACCGTCACGGCCTCGGGGAATCATCACGCGCTCGTCACCACCTACAACGGCAAGGGCCGCACCGTCACGATCAATGAACCGCTATCGACCGTGACCACCCGCGATCGGCATGCACTGCTGATGCGCAACAACACCCCGCGGGGCAACCCCGCCCAGATGGTCACGCCCGTATCCGAACCGATGCGCACGCTGACCACCGAGGGACACCAGTCGTTGTTGAGCGCCGAGCGCCCCACGATCGATATCGATGATGTCCGGTTCCGCATGCTGGAACCGCACGAGCAGAAGCGCGCCATGGACTTCCCAGCTGATTACGTGATCAAGGGCAACCGCCGCGAGCAGGCACGCCAGGCAGGAAACGCCGTCACCCCGCCAAGCTCACGCGACCTGATCACCGTGGGCGTGGAGAGCCTGACATGACGGCACTTCCTGCCCCGCGCTATGACCGTACGCACGCACCGAGGCCGAGTCGGGATCCGAGCCCATGGTTCACATTCCAATGCCAGCGCTGCGGCAAGGACTTCCGCGCCCGGTTCATCGCCCGCGAATGCCGCGACTGCTGGGCCGAAACCGCAGCCGTCTACCCAACACTCTGGCCCGGAACCGGCGAGGCCAGCGGCTCATGAAAGGCACGCCCGTGAACCAAACAGATGACGGCACAGAACCGTTAGGTGAAGCCCCCGAAGTCACCCGGCCCGGACAAGACCCGCTCTACGCGGCGGCGAAGCTACTGGAATCACGCGGCTACGCCGTCGTCGAGCTGCCCAAGCCGATTCAAAACGGGCTGGGAGGGTTCGCCGTGGGTGTCGGCGGATTCGTGACAGCAGCCGGGGATGACGTAGTGATCAGTGAGTTTTCCGGCAGCCCAATCACATTCCGCAGCACAGGTAGGGCGCGCCAGCTCGCCGCCGCGATCCTGGCAGTCATCGCATACATCGAGTCAAACGCCGTCGGAGCCTCTCATGGGTGACAAGACGCGCATCGAATGGGCCGACGCCACATGGTCACCAGTGACCGGTTGCACCCGTGTCAGTGACGGATGCCTGAACTGCTACATCGAACGATCGACACCAATTCGTGTCGCGGGCCGAAAGTTTGACGGCGAAGGCATCGGGTCGAGTCTGGCGGTACAACTACACCCGAACCGTCTGGACTGGCCACTCCGAAAGCGTGACGGGAAGAAGATCTTCGTCTGCTCACAAGCCGACCTTTTCCACTGTGATGTGCCCGACGAGTACATCGCGAGGGTGTTCGCCGTCATGGCGCTCGCCCCGCACCACACCTTCCAGGTGCTCACCAAACGCCACGACCGCATGCGGTCGCTCCTGAGTAGTCATGCCTTCTGGGCGCGGGTTGGCGTGGCGGGGCTCGACCGCGATGTTTGGTTGCCCCAGGCCGGTGTTTCGCTAGATCAGCACTACTTGCCCAACGTTTGGTTGGGTGTGAGCGCTGAGGACCAGAAGCGCGCCGACCTCCGCATACCAGCGCTGCTCGACACCCCGGCCGCGGTGCGGTTCGTCAGTGCCGAGCCGCTTCTCGGGCCGATCGACCTACATGGTGACCCGCTCGGGAAAGACTCGGTGTTCTGGATCGGGCACCTCGACTGGGTAATCGTCGGCGGTGAATCCGGGCCCGGCGCAAGGCCGATGCACCCCGACTGGGCGCGCTCGATGCGCGATCAGTGCGTGGCCGCTGGTGTGCCGTTCCTGTTCAAGCAGTGGGGCGAGTGGTCGCCAGACCTAAGCCAGAATGAGCCCGTCGCCAACGGCAAGCGGCTCAAGTACCAGCGGCGCGCACTGCTCCCCGACGGTTCCGCAGCGCCGCCTTGGACGCCATGTGACTTCGTCGACCGCGTGGGCAAGAAGCGCGCCGGACGCGAGCTGGACGGGCGCACATGGGACCAATACCCCCAGGTTCAGCCATGAGTTACAGGCGGCGCCGGTTCCCTCGCTGCAAGGTGTGCGGCGAGCCCGTCACATGCGGCCAGGGTGACCGGCACCTGTCGTGCTCGCCGCTCTGCAAGGTCGACGGCTGCTGGGAACCGATTCCGTCGACCGGACACAAATGCAACGTCAAGAAAGCGAACGAACATGCGTAGAACTCGAGGCGTCGAGATTCGTGTCGAGGGAGACGAATTCGCCACCAGGCTCGGCAGACCCGACATCCCGACATTCCACTACCTGGACGACGCGACAGTCGAACTGCGGAACATTCCGGCCGCGACCGTCATCACCTGTGAAACCGCGTCTCAGACCGAATCTGCCGGCGGGATGGATTGGCAGGGCGTGTGGATGACGATCACCCGCAACAACGACGGCCTGCAACTGAACGCCGCGGCGAGCAACGGGGTGTTCCGCTGGGAGCTGCACCCCGCTCACTTCTGGGACGGCGAAGGCCCCGCGATGTATATCGGGCGCCTGATCGAAACCGGGGCGAAGCCGAATGCCTAACGTCACCACAACATCCGAGCTGTTGGCGCTGCTGCGGCGCCATTACATCAAACCCGGCCTTGACCTACCGGGCGGCGTGTTCGTGCCTGAGGTTGGCGGTAACGGATCGTGGGGTGCCAGTGCGCGCGCCGACGCCATCTATGTCGGGTTCACAACATCCAGTGGCCGCATCCTGGTCGGGCACGAGCTGAAGATCAGTCGCGCCGACTGGATGAACGAACTGAACAAGCCCGGCAAGGCCGATCAGTGGGCCGACCAATGCCACGCCTGGTATCTCGTCGTCAACGACCCGGCCATCGTCAAACCCGGTGAGCTGCCGCCCGGATGGGGACTCATGTCACCCGGACCGAGCCGCACCCGCATGGACATCCACACGCCCGCAGACGTCAAGGCCGACCACACGCCCTCATGGGAGGCCATCCGGTCCGTCATGGCCCGCATAGACACCTTGCGCGCCAACGAGGTAGCCGCATCCGTTGAGTCCCGCGACCAAGTCCGGCGCCGGAAGTACGAGAAAGACGTAGCCGCTGCGGTCGACCTGCGGGTGAAGACCATGCCCGAGACAGGGGAGGCGGCGAAGCGCCTCAAGCTCATCGAGGACGCCATCGGCGCCCCGATCGATTGGAGCGACAACGTCTGGTCGTCTGACCGCACGGTCGACCCGGAGCTGCTGGGACGTATCGGCAAGGCCGCGTTGGCCCTTGGCGGCATCGAATCGGCTATCCGTCAGCTCGGTAGGGGTTACAACAGCACGAAGGAAGTACGACGTCTCATCGACGAATACGACGCCAAGCTCGCCGAGTTCCTGGCCCCCGCCAAGGCTGTCTGCGCGTGGTGCCCAACAGCCGCGGGCGGGACTGCCGAGCACAACGACGGCACTCGCCACCCGTCATGCGGAAACACAGGGCACGGCATGAACTGGGAGGTGTCCGAGTAGTGGCGTGGTTCTACGTCGATGACGGGTTCAGCGATTCCAAGCCAATCATGAACCTGCCCACCACCCCCGTCCGTGTCCCGATGCGGATCGCGGTCGCCGGCGCGTGGGTTCTCGGCGGGTCGTGGTCAGCAAAGGAAGAGACCGACGGCTACATCCCGCACGCGAAGCTGAAATCCCTTCTCGTACCGCGGTCGGTCGTCGCCGCCCTCACGGCCCCCGGACCTCTCGACGCCCCGCTCTGCTGCCCAGAAAGTGACGGAATTTTGGTCAGAAATTGGGCAAAATGGCAGCGAACTAAGGCAGAAAACGAGGCCAACCGCAAACGCGAAGCCGAGAAGAAACGGAACCAAAGACGGCGCGGCCGAAACTTTGTGACCGGCATAGATGACCAAATGTCCCCAGGGGACAACGGCGGGGACACCGCAGAACCCGGCGAAAACGTGTCCCCTGGGGAGTCCCGTGGTCCCACCCCACCCCACCCCTTAGTAGTTACTTCTAGTGGGGATAGTCCGGTAGGAAGCCGCCCGGCCGAGCACTGCCCCCAACACCCCGGCGGAACCGAACAGCCCTGCGGTGCCTGCGCTAACGCGCGGCGCAACGCAAACACCTGGGACGCCCAACAGCTCCAAGCTGCCGCCGACCAGCGCGCAGCCATGCTCGCCGCGATCCACGCATGCCCCGACTGCGACCCCAACGGCCTGCGCTACTCCGACCCGGAAGACCCCGAGTCCCCGCTCATCCGCTGCACCCACCCCCGATTGGAGAACACCGCATGAAAACCACCGCACCCGCACAAGCCGCCAACGGCACCGGACGCTGGGAAGTCCGCATAGCACGAAACCCCGACCTTGGTTCCGAGTGCACCAAGGTCTTGACGCTCGCCGAAGCTGCCGAAGCCGGAAGAACTCGGTTCGTGGTCAAATCCCCACGCGGACAAGAAACATTCAGCAGCACCCGGCAAGGTGACGCGATGTCAGTCGCACTCAGTATGGCCAGCATCGACGAACTATTGGCCCGCGTGAACCGTATCGAGCACGGGCTCTGGGGCAACCACCCCGCACTGCGAGCGCAGATGACCAACAAGCGCAACGGCGCCAAAACCGCTAGTCGGGGGACACTCACGCTGCTACAGGATCCCCACGCATGAGCCACATACCGCCCGCCATCGCGGCCACAGCAGACCAGCTGGTCGCCGACGCCGACAAGGTGCTCGACCAGTTCATCGCCGAATTTCAAGCGCACCTGGCCGAACACGACGGTGACCCGCTATGCCCGATCGGTGTGATCGCCGTCGGCGCCGAAGGCCAGGACCCCGAAGACGTCGCCTTCCTGTTCGCCGTCGCCGTCAAACGACTAGCCATGCCACGCAAGGAGATTAAGCTATGACCTGCCCCGAAGCCGTACTCGGCCTAGACCCATCACTCGCGCGCGCTGGAATCGCCGCGATCGTCCGCGACAACCCCGACAGCATCGCCCGACCAGGCGTGATCACGCACGTCGGATACTCGCTACGCGAAGGTGTTCCATGGTGGCGCCGCAGCCGACGCATCATCACCGAAGCACGCGAAATCGCCGCCATCATCGGTGAAGTCCACACCGCAACACCCATCGCCCGCGCCGTCATCGAAGGCCCCGCATGGGCATCGAACCTGCCCAGCAAGTTCGACCGCGACGGCCTCTGGTGGGCACTGTTCTCAATCCTCGACGCGAAACGAATACCCGTCACCGTCGTAAACCCCACAACCCGAGGCAAATTCATCACCGGACGCGCCCCGAACGGCATGAAACCCGGCGAACACAAGAAACTGGTACTCGCCGAGTCCCAAGCCACATGGTTCGACGACCAACACCGCATCAAGAACCACGACCAAGCCGACGCCCTCGGCCTCGCACACATGGGTGCCCTGGACCTCGGCTGGCGCCTACCCGTGGACACCCGCCGCCGCCACGTCGAAAACATCGCCCTCGTCGACTGGGAAACCGAATGGCTGGCCTCGTAAATGTCCGGCGGCGCGATCTTCCCGAACAAGGGCCGGATCGAACGCCGGCTCGCCGAAATCGGCGGCGAACTGGACGAAACCTGGAAACTGCGCGCCGCGTGCCGAGGGCACCCACGGCCAGACATTTTCTTCCCGCCGCCCGCACGATCCGAAGCCACGATCAAACGATCGAAATCGGAACTGGCGCGACGCCTGGTCATCGCCGAAGCGAAACGCGTGTGCGGGCACTGCCCAGTCCGAGCCGAATGCGGCGACTACGCCGACCAGATCGGCGACTACCACGGCATATGGGGAGGGCAGACAGGCCGCGAACGCGGACGTAAACGCGACGAATTCTGAACCACCATAACCGCAACTCGACCAACCGAAGGACTCACCGAAATGCCCGACTACCCACCCAACATGACACTTCGACCCATCGAAACATGGCCCCACGGCCTCACCCGCGACCGCCGCCGCTCGAATTTCTCGGCACAGTGGAGCGACACCCTCACCCGGCTCGAACGCGAACTCTGGTACCTCGGGAAAGACCAGCAGTACGCCGCCGCGGTACTTCAAATCGCGATGCGCGAGCAAGACTTCCGAATCACTGACGGCATGCCGCGCGCCAACGCCACAGCACAGCACCCCGGCGTGATCCTGAACATCGAATCCCGCCACGGACCGCTGTCGTACCCGTGTGACACGTTCACCCGCTGGCAAGACAACCTGCGCGCCATCGCACTCGGCCTCGAAGCGCTACGCAAGGTCGAACGCTACGGAATCACCCAAACCGGCCAGCAGTACCGCGGATGGCAGGCCATTGAAGCCAAGGCCACGCCGATCGCTCAGACCCCGGCAGGTGCCGCCGTCTATCTCGCGAAAGCCGCGCAAGGCAACGACGACAGCGTCTCCGATTGGGCACACCGCATCCTGCACGACCCCGAGACCGCCCGGACCACCTACCGGAAAGCGCGCGCCAACACCCACCCCGACCGGCACGGCGGCGCCCGAACAGCCTGGGACGCCGTCGAAGCCGCCGCCGACATCCTCCGCGACGCCGGCGCCCCCATCGAATAGGGAGACACCGCCACCATGACCACCACCACCATCACAAAACGCGCAACCATCACCTTCTACAAGCCGCCGACCGTCACCGAACTAATCCAAGAGCTGCAGAAGCTCCCCGACGAGTGGCAGGCAGGCACGGTGACCGTCCAACAGTCCGACAGTCTGCGTGACGGCATCACCATCACATTCCACGTCAACGCCGGAAGCCTGAGCCAGTGACCGCGCCGGAACAGCACATGCGGAACGTGCTGGTGCGGTACATGTCCGACGCGCTCAACGAAGTTGGGGGAGCACTCATACCCGACGTGTTCCGGCGCCCCACCATCCCGCTACGCGTCCGGACCCGCGGCAGCCTCGACCGATCCGAAATCACCATGCCCGGCATCGAGTTGGCCGGCGGACCCGACATGGAACCACTGGCCCGCAACGTCGGCAAGCTGATCCTGAAAATCATGCGCACCGACGAAGTGTTGTGGGTCGCGGTCAACGCACACCAGGACTTCGGGGGCTGGAGCATCGACTGCGTCCCGCTGGTCGATCACATGAGGTTGTCCACACCAACCGATGAGCAGACGTTGAACGCCAACGGCATCAACCCCGAAACCGGGAAACCACGATGACCGACAACCCGATATGCGTATGCGGACACCGCAGAAGCGACCACGACATCCAAGCCAACCCGAAGTGCCTCCAGCAGGACGTCGACTGGCCGTGGCGGTGCGACTGTCCCGGATTCGAAGCCGACCCGAAAGCGATCAACCTATGAGCGATATCTCCACACTGCAGGAAGCCGCGAAAATTCTGAACCGCCACGGTCTCGGCAACGCCGCCGAACTCTGCACCCGCCTCATAGGCAGGTTGGCGGTCGACGAAGCACTCGGCGGCGCAACAGAACCCGAACCCGCACCCGGAAAACGACTCACCCGAATCACACCATGAACGGGCTGCCCGACATCACCGCCCCAACCCCGTTACCGTCACCGACATCTGGTGGGCGTCAAACCGGGAACCAAAGCGGTGTTTCGCTCGGCAAGCGCGGCCCATGACCCCGTTTATCGGTCGGGCGAGGCCACAGCTGCGCCCACCAGAACCAAACCACCACAACACCAAAGGAGACACCGCCACCATGACCACCATCGAGGAGAACGTCGCCGCCGCGCAACACGAAGTCGAACGCCGCAAGGCCGACTATGAACATGCGTGTGACCTGTACCGGCGCGCTGTCACGGTCCGCGACGACCTAGACGCCGTCGCCCGCGCACACAAAGCCACCAAGAACATCTATGACGCCGTCCAAACCCTCACCGAACAGCCCGCGCCCGAACCGTCACCGACACTGGACAGCGACCCGCGCACACCCGCCGACCAGGCACACGAATTCTTCACCCGGCCAGGCGACTTCTACCACGTAGCCCTGGCTCTGCCAGCGCCCACGAACGGCGCAAAACTCGGCGCCGGCTTCATCGTGAAAGCCGACGACACGCAACTCCCGTACCTGCTGGAAGTGCTACGCCAACTACGCGGCGCACTCGGCGACGACACCCGCGTCGAATTGAGCAAAGCGGAGATCGGGCTGCCCGTTGGACCACCCACCGTCGGCACGATGCCTCGCTACACCGAGGTATTCGCGCCACCCGAGCCGTCAATCTCGGAACAGATCACCGAAATAGCGGAACAGCAAGGCGTGAAACCGGAACAAGTACAGGCAATTCCGGTACGCGGAGGCGGACACGCGTTCACCATCAAGCCCGAACCCCAACCCGAGCAGGGCAGGCACGCACGACCCGACGACTGGGAGAGTAGCCCCAAACCGCAACACCTTGCCGCAGACGACGACTACGACGACGAAGGATGCTGCGCTGGTTGCGGAGTGCCACACACCAACGGCACGCATTCCCCAGACTGCGAAGCATAGGTCGGCCGCTCATGCCGAACCGCACCCCCAGAACAACCACGCAGAAACGGCTAGGCCACGACCACCAACAACAACGCGACCGGCTACTCGCGCGCCACGTCGACGGCCAACCCTGCTGGTGGTGCGGAAAACCCATGTACCGCGACCGCACCCGCAACTGGGACCACAACCCCAAAGCCACACGCCGCGACGGAAAGCCCGACACCAGCAGCGGCAGCCTCGCCGCCGACCACAGCACAGCCCGCGCCCAATCCACCACCAGCCGCGCAGACCGACTCTTGCACGGCACCTGCAACAAACAACGCCAAGGAGGCCACCGTGACGACCAACGACCAGCCCTCACCAACCCACCCGACACAGACCCCGCACTCGGAACCCGAATCTTCAACTGGCCCTGACCAACTCGAATGGGACGAACAGGCAGGCGGATACCATCTGACCGCCAAAGTCAGCCACGGAAACTACGCTGCCTACTTCGGCGACGCATTCGAGAACCCCCACCGATGGCACGCCGTCTATTGGCGAGAAGAACAGAGCATCTACAACCCCGCCACCACCACCTGCCACCTGTACCGAGGCGACGACCTCGACGAAGCACTAGCCGCGGCCCAGCAGCACCACCAGGCCACGTTACGTCGCATCGCATGGGAGCAGTACATGCGCGACAACGACCCGCCCAACCGGCCGATCGACATCCTGTTGACGCAGTGCGACAAGGCCACAGTCGAAGCCAACATCGCAGGCCGAGCCTTGGGGCTGTGGTGATCCCGCGATACCACCGAGGCGTCACCCTCGGGATACGAGCCCAACGCGTGCTCGCCTACCTCGCAGTCGGCGCATCACTGATCATCGAAACAGCAGCGCTCATCGCCACCATCGAGAACGGAATCGGCTGGCACACAGCAGGAATACTGTTCGCGGCCCCAGGATGGGCACTGGCAGAAGGACTCGCCGCGACCGTCCCCGCGCCGTGTCCCGGCTGCCAGCATCCCACACATGACGACATGTGCTGGTGCGGCCATGTCTGAGAAACCCGATTCTGAAATCGCCGCCTGCGGCGGAACAACCCCGCTCGACCCCCGCGATATGACACCCGACGAGCTGTTCGCGACACTCGGACTATCCGACATGGACGACCGCGAACGACTCGAATTCGTGCACTACATGTACGCATGGTCACGCCACCACCTACCCGGACCCAACCACTGGTGGCGACACGCACTCATCTACGCCAACCTCTGGAAACGCACCATCACCGCACACGTCGACCAACTCATCACCCAAGCACTAGGCCAATGACCATGACCGACACAAGCAAACCCCTCGACCACACGACCTGCGGAGATACCACATACGCCCAGCTCGTCGCCTCTGATCCTCTCGTGTGCCCCGAGTAGAGCCGCCGCCATGTCACACCATCCGAGTAGAACCAACACATGGCACGCCCGCCACGCGACCGATTCCCCAACGCATACGTCGGCGACCTGGTACCCAACGGCAAAGGCTGGACCCGAGTCGGACCCCTCTACTGCCCCAACTGGCACAGCGCCGACGAACCAGGCTGGACACAACGCTGCCTACCCTGCGCCTGCGGCACCCGACACCACATGTGGACCTGCCACTGCGGCGCCAGCATCTACGCACCCAAACTCGGACCCGACTGCCGCATCCTCAACGGCCCACAATCCAGCCACGAAGACCAAAGACGAGACCGGGAACCCGGACAGCCCACTTGAGCGCTGGCCGCTGGAGACCGACATGCAGCCGTGGCAGCGCCGTTTGCTGCACGACATCGTCGCAGGTCAGAGCCTCGGCCACGTTAACCAGAAAACAGCTCTGACCAGCGCGTATGCCACCCCCGATTTTCCTAGCAACCCCACCCCGCCTGACTCCGGAGGTAGTCAGGAATTTTTTTTGGGCGGCTCTGAAAATTTCGGGGGTATGGCGTGGTGACGGTCAAGCGGACATCGGGACGGACAGCTAAGCGGCCCGTAAGTGCTGCCGGTGGCGGTGAATCGGCGGCTGACCTGGGGCCGGTGAAGGCTAGGAAGCGGACAGCGGCGGGGACCAAACGGACGGCCACGGGCACCGGGCGGTCCTCGGCTGGCGCCGAGCCGGGTGCGGGGGAGCGGCTGCGGGCGCAGCTGGAACGTAAGGAGGATGGGCCCGGTTTGACCGCGCTGATCCGGCAGGCCGCGCGCGTGGCTGATCGTCTTGAAACGCTGGCCGGTATCAATTCGGGTGTCGAATCATCGTGGGTGCGTTTGGATCTGCGCGGCATCATCGCGGCTGCTGACGACAATGGCAAGAACCCGGTGACCGTGATTGTCGAAGCGAAGATCGATTCCACGATCGCCGAAGAGAGACAACAGACCACGTTGTTACGGCATTTGCTCGCTGAGATTCACAAACAGCGCGCGGGATCGATGGGACCGAATGGTGGCGGCGGCGCGGAAGACGACGACCTCGACGACATCTAGGTCGCCGGCCAAACGCGCGACCGCGCGGCGACCGAAAGCCGGTGCACCGCCGAACAAACAGGACACGCCGCCATGGGTCGGTGAGTGGCCGCGACTGACCGGGCGGCAGGAACCCAAGCACGAGCATTCGTTCACCGGTGATGAAACCGACGGTGACCGTTGCGCGCGGTTCGGGCACCGCATCACCAAACAGCGCTCGCTACCGTGGCAATGGCGCACGATACGCAAGATCTTGAGTCGCCGCCCAGACTATCTATGGACGCATCCGGACGTGGTGCTGGTCTGCACCCGCCAGCAGGGCAAGACCCTGATTCTGGTGCTGCGCATCCTGTTCGGGCTGTTCATCCTCGGCGAGAACATCGCCTACACCGCGCAGCGCGGTAACACCTCCGACGCAGTGTACAAACGCGTCAAGGCGATCATCAATTCGCGGCCATCGCTGAAAAACCGTGTGGTCTCAATGACCGGCGGAAAACAGGGCTTCGGCGAAATCGTCGTCCGATCGAAACTCGGCACCGAAGTCACAGTGCAGTTCGGTGTTCGATCCGGCGACAAGGGCCGTGGTCTTGATCAGATTGACCTGGCGATTTTCGATGAGGCATACAACCTGACACAGGACGAAGTGTCGGCGCTGCAAGGTGCACAGGTCGCGTCGGCCAACTCCCAAACCATCTACACGTCCACGGCGCCCGTGGAATCCGAGCACCCGAACTGCCACGTGTTCGCGGGCATGAGGCGCCGCGGGCTGAACAAAGACACAGATCTGTTGTTCATCGAGTTCGCAGCACCGGACCCGCCCAAGGATGCAGTCGAGCGCAAAGCTGCGCGTGAGGACCGCGAGAACTGGCGTCTGGCTGAACCGTCATACGGGGTGATTTCCAAAGAGCGCGATATCGAACGGTTCTACAAGACAGCGATCGAGAGCCGCGAGGCATCGAAGGTCGCCCTGTGGGAAGCCGACTATCTGGGCTGGGGCGAATGGCCGGCGGACGCGCGCTTCATTGACCCGGTCATCCCAATCAAGGAGGTGTGGGAACCGTTGGCCAACTATGCGCCCGAACTCGTCGGGCAGAAGGTACTGGCGGTGTCCCGTACACGTGATCTGGCTCGATGGGCTATCGCGGTGGGGCAGCGCACGATCGAAGGCCGGGTGCAGATCGAAATCGGCTACTACCAGAAAGCCACGATCGGGCAGGTCGCCGCGTATGTGGTGCGGCTGGTCGAGTTGTGGGATCCGGCCACGATTGTGATCGACGATCACGACCCGGCGAAACCGCTGGCGCCGTATCTGAAAAAGCTGGATGTCGATGTCACGTTGACGACGACGGGACAGATCGCGGTGGCGTTCCAGGGGTTCGTAGACGCCGCAATGTCCGGTGACCTGGGACACACCAACCAGCCGATTCTGACCGAAGGGTTGGAGGTCGCTATGACCCGCGAACTGCCTCGGGGAGACAAGGTTTGGGACGACCGCGAAGGCTCAATTGCGCAGGTCATCGCCGCAACGATGGCGCACTGGGGTGTTCTGGAATTCGCTGAGGAAGACTCGCCGGCCGCGCTGCCCTCGATGGGCTCCGGAAATCCCGAAACAACAAGTAGCCACCTGGACGTCTTGGGAGCCGCATTCTAAATCCGCAGGTGCGGCGTTGTGTCGCAGCATGTTCGGATTTGAGGGAGGCCGGTGACCAAGCGGGTCAAGACGGCTATGCCGGTCGGCGAATCGGGCTACGTGACCCCGTTCGTCGACGGCTGGGTCAATTGGGATCCGTACGAAAAGGTTCCGGATCTGCAGCACCCGGCGTCGGTGGCGGTGTTCCTGGAGATGGACAACAACGACTCGCGTGTGTCCTCGCTGCTGGAGGCGATCAGCTTGCCGATCGTCGAAACCGGTTGGCGTATCGACCCGAACGGCGCCGACGCCGAGGTCGTGCAGTTCATTTCGCGGAACATGAATCTTCCGGTTGTCGGGTTCGACGAGGTCGACGACCCCGGCCGCTCGCGTGGCCGGTTTTCGTGGATTGACCATCTGCGCGAGGTCGCCTCGCCGACAGCGCAGTTCGGGCACGCCGTATTCGAGCAGGTGTATCGGCGCGAGGCGGACGGGCGGTTCGTGCTGCGCAAGCTGGGGCCGCGCCCGCAGTGGACGATTCAGAAGTTCAACGTCGCGATGGATGGCGGGCTGGATTCGATCACGCAGCTGGCGCCGGCGTCTTCGGGGCGCACCTTGTATGGGCCGACTCCGCTGGATATTCCGATCAACAGGCTTGTGGTGTACACGCGCAACAAGCGACCGGGCTACTGGCAGGGCCGTTCGATTCTGCGATCGAGCTACAAGCATTGGCTGCTGAAAAACGAGCTGCTGCGCATCGAGGTTGTGGCCGCACGCCGCAACGGTATGGGTGTGCCGGTCGGCACCGCATCCAAGTCGAACGACGACGCCGAGGTTAAGGCGATGCAGAAGGTTGCCTCGGAGTTTCAGGGCGGCATGGGATCCGGTGTCGGACTCGCCCAGGGACAGTCGCTGGCGCTGCTGGGCGTGCAGGGCAACCTGCCCGACATCCGGGCGGCAATCGTGTACCACGACAAGGCCATTGCGCTGGCCGGGCTGGCGCATTACATGAACCTGGACACCGGCGGCAGCTTCGCTCTGGCCGCGGTGCAGGAACGACCGTTCGTGCAGGCCGAGAATGCTGCCGCCAAGTCGTATCGCGACATCGGTCAGGCGCACATCATCGAGGATCTGGTCGATATCAACTTCGGCGTCGAGGCCCGCACCCCGCGGCTGGTGTTCGACAAGATCGGATCGCAGCAGGACGCGACCGCCGCGGCGCTGAAGATGTTCGTCGAGGCTGGGCTATTGGCGCCGGATCTGCGGATCGAACGCGCCTTGCGCCAATCGCTGGACCTGCCGGCCAAACCCGACGTGAACGACCCGGACGCCGCGCCCCCGAAAGAACCTGACGCGCCAGCACTCCCGTCCCCGGTAGGGACCGACACCGCCCAGAGCGCCGAGGACACCGAAGCACAGGCGCTCGCGTTCGCGAAAGGACGGCTGTTCTGATGGCCCGTGAAAACCGTGAGTGGTACAAGTTCACCGTCGCGAAAGCCGCATCGGCTGAGGATAAGCCGACGGCCACGCTGCACATCTACGACGAAATCGACTCGTGGTTCGGCGTCAACGCCGAAGCGCTGGTCGTCGAAATCTCAGCGCTTGATCCGGAGACCGAACTGACCGTGCGGGTCAACTCGCCGGGCGGCAACGCGTTCGACGGCATCAACATCGCCAACGCCATCATGCGCCACCCCGGTAAGACCACCACCTACATCGACGGGCTGGCCGCGTCGGCTGCCAGCGTGATCGCGGTCGCCAGCGATGAGGTCGTGGTGTCCAAGTATGGGCAGGCCATGGTGCATGATGCCCGCTCTGGCCAGTACGGCACCGCGAAGGATCTACGCAGCGTCGCCGATCACCTGGAGAAACTGTCGGCCAGTTACGCGAAGCTGTACGCCGACCGTGCCGGCGGGACCGTCGAGGACTGGGCGCAGGCGATGGCGGACGAAACCTGGTACACCGCTGAAGAAATGGTCGCCGCTGGACTTGCCAGCCGTGTCGATGATTCGGGTGCGCGCGCCGATACCGAGAAGGCAGTCGCGTCGGCGATGGCCTGCTCGTCTTACAAGTTCAAGTACTTCGGCCGTCCGGCCGCACCCGCGCCGGTGGCGCGGGCCGACAACGCTGAGGCGTGTGCTTCGGCGAATATCTCGAAGGAGGGCCCCGTGCCTGACATCAAGGAGGACGTCGCCAAGCGGCTCGGTCTAGGACCGGACGCCACCGACGAAGAGGTGCTAGCCGCACTCGACAAGCTGGCCAGTACCGAACAGGAAGACACCGACGAAGACACCACCACCACCACCGAGGACGACTCCGCCGAGGCCGGTGCCGGAACCGCCGTCGACGGTAAGGAACTGGTTGCCGCGGCAGCCAAGGCCGGATTGGTGCTGATGGATCCGGCGCGGGTAGCCAAGCTCGAATCCGATGCTGCCGCAGGCGCACTGGCACGCCAGACGCAGGTAGCGGAGGCGCACGCCAAGGTCGTCGACGCCGCGGTCGCCAAGGGCAAGATCACGCCGCCTCGCCGCGACCATTTCCTGGCGCTGATGAAGGCGGACCCGGAAGGCACTACAGCCCTGCTGGATTCGATTCCGGCTGAGACCGCAGTACCGCTGACCGAAGTCGGTCACGGTACCGAAGCGCAGGCATCGGCCAGCGCCGAAGACGAAATCCGCAACGACCCTCGATTCAAGAATTGGAGCTTCTGACATGCCCGGAATTCCTCAGGTCACCAAGACCGGACCGCGGACATACACCCCAAAGGCTGGCGTTTCGATCAAGGGCGGACAGCTCGTAGAAGGTGTCACCGGTGGCCGGATTCAGCCCGCCGCAGCGGGTTCGTTCAAGGTTGTCGGCGTCGCATTGACGGACGCGATCGCGCCCGAAGACCTGGTGCTGGCGCCGACCACTGGCAGCGACGGGCGCCCTGTGCTGAACACAGCGGTGCTGCCGACCAAGGTGGCGTGCGCATATGGCGGGGCCGAAGTGCCTGTCACCTATGCGGCGGACGCGGCGTTCGGAGAGCTGCTGATCGCAGCTGCCAACGGCACCGTAACGCCCGCCGGTGCGACACCGGACGCCCGAACCATCGTCGGGCGCTGCACCGAACCGGGTGGCGTCGTCGTAGCAACCAAGGCCGTCGGCCTCATGCGGACCGCAATCTAAGCGCCGCACGAAATAGCAAGGGAGACAAAAGATAATGCCTACAACCCCTATCGTCAGTATCAGCGACGGATCCAAGCTCACGGTTTCGGACATGGTCGGAAATCCGCTGTTCATTCCGACGAAGATCAAGGAATTGCTGACCAACGTCTTCATCACGCAGACGGTGTTCCGTAATGGCGGCGCCAACACCAACGGTCTTGTCGGCTACCGCGACGGCGATCCAATCTTCTTGGACGGTGACCCCGAGGACGTCGCCGAGTTCGGCGAAATCCCGGTGGCAGCCGGACGCAAGGGCTCCGCACTGTTCGCCGTGGCGAGCAAGAAGGGCCTGGGTATTCGGGTGTCGCGCGAAATGCGGGACGAGAACAACGTCGGCGAGGTGAACCGGCAGGTCACCGCGTTGGTCAACACGTTCAAGCGTTCCGATGACCGAGTGTTCCGGAACCTGCTGGGTTCCAGCGCTGTCCCTACCTTGGCTGCGTCGGCGGCGTGGGATACCGCCAACGGCAACCCGCGCATCGATATTGCCCGCGCTATCGAGAAGGTGACCACCGCGGCCCCGTCTGTGGCCGAGGGCGGCAGCGCGGAGGAATGGTTCGGATTCGAGCCCGACACCGTCGTTCTGAACCCGGCCATCCTGCCCGTCCTGATGGACAACGAGAAGTTCCTGAAGGTCTATCAGGGCAACATCGCCAACGAAAACATCCAGTACACCGGCAAGTTGCCCGGCAAGATCTTCAATTTGGATCCACTGGGCGCGCGGTCGTTCCCCACGGACCGGATCTGGATCGGACAACGCGGCGTGACCGGCTTCTACTCGGATACTCGCCCATTCGAGGTCACCGGCCTGTACCCGGAGGGTAACGGCCCCAACGGCGGACCGACCGAGTCGTTCCGTTGCGACGCGACCCGTAAGACCGCTTACGCGTTGGATCAGCCGAAGGCGGGTATCTGGCTGACCGGGTTGGTGACCCCGTGACAGTCGAATACGTTCTGACAGCGGATTTCCTGCACCGCCTGGACGACAAGGGAGTGTGGCGCGAGCTTAAGCGCGGCGCCGTCCTCGCTGACCTCGATGACGACGACGTCCGCCGCCTCACCGCGGCGGACGCCATCGTCGACCGCGCGTCGTACGAACGGGCACAGGCCGAAGCCGAGGCCGCAGCGCAAGCGGCAGCCGAAGCGCTTGCCGCCGATGACGGCGATGACGGAACAGCCGGCGGCGGTGTTGGCGGCGAGGGCGGTTGGGATTCGGTGGTGTTGGCACCGGGCGACGGCATCGAGCGGCCCAAGTCGGCGCACTCCACTGAGGTGTGGCGGCAGTACGCCATCGCACGCGGTATACCCGCCGATCAGGCCGCGAAGATGAGCAAGACTCAGATCAAGGCTGCGACAAGGTAACTGGCCGTGGCAGAGGTAACGCCGTTCCTGACCGTCACCGAATTCGAGGGCATGTTCCGCCCTCTATCGGCGACGGAACAGGCACTCGCCGAGATATTGGTTCGGGCAGCCGCCGCATGGATCCGTGATCCGTCGCGGCTGCCCGACCTGCCGGCGTCCGACGAGCGCGGCAAGCTCGTCACCTACGACGTCGTCAAGGCCATGTTCGGACCCGAAGGCGTCACCGATTCTCGGGTGACGGAACTGACCCGCACCACCGATGACCGCACTCTCACGGTCAAATTGGCGCAAGCCGCCGAAATGCTGGACTTCACCGAACGCCACCTACAGATGCTTGGCCTATCACTGACCGCGGCGCCGCAAGCCACATTCACCGGATACGCGCAGGCCGAGCCATGGTGAGCATGTTTGATCCTGGACCCGACACCGTCACGCTGGTCAAGCGCGACCCGGTAACCGACGCTGGCGCACCGGTCGTTGACGCGTGGGGCCGGCCCACCTACACCGAGCGCCGTATCCCCAAGGGCCGGTGCAGCTGGGCAGAGCACCCGGCGTTCGAAGACATCGCCGGCACACAGGTCGCGGTCATCAACGCGGTCGGCCACCTGATCGTGGACGCAGACACCGAAACGCTTACAGCTCGTGACGCCGTCGAGTTCGGTGACCGGCTGTTCGAAATGCAGGGGCCGGGTGTGCGCCGCGACGCCCTGGACGGCAACCCTAGTCACGTGCGGGCAGAGGCCCGGTTCTGTGAAGACGTCAGCCTCGGCGAACAGGTCACCATCATCGCTGCCGGCCGACGCGGCGACCGCGGCACCGTTGAACCCGACGGCGATCCGGTCACGGTCATCGCCCGAGCTGTCCTGGCGGGTAATCAGCGGCAGCGGTTCGCGGACACCGGCGAAGTCATCGCCGCCGCATTCACCGTCGTCCTGGACCTCGATGTGCAGATACGAGACAACGACTGGTTGATCATTCGCGGCCGCGAGTGCCGCGCGCTGGTCGGTGTGCAGCTGTCCCAGTGGGCCGACCGCAATCAGCTGGTGGTGCTGGCGCAATCGGCGAAGGGCGGCATCAACTGATGGCACCGCAAGGCAAGTTCCGGTTGAACAAGAAAACGGTCGCCCATATCGCGAAGTACGACAAGGGACTCGGCGCGGCGCTGGACGCGGTCGCGAACCCGGCAGCGGAGAACGCCGGCGCCACGGTCGATGAGTACGTCACCGACCGGCAAGTCCGCGGTATCTACGGCAAGAAGGAAGACCAGGCCAAGCACGGTGCGGTGTCGAAAGCGTTCGGGCGCTTGGGGTTGAGGCTGCGATGAGAGAGCACGCAGACGTCCGCAACGCGTTCGCCGACGCGCTGGAGGCTTTCGTGGCGCTGCCGCCGAACGTCGGCTTGTTCGGCGGCGTGTGCCGGGTATCGGTTGAGGAAGTGCCCCAAGACTGGAGCCTGCGCACCGGCCCGCCGCTGATCACCGTGCATGACGACGGTGGCCCCGAACAGTGGCCCATCAAACGCGACCCGACGATCCGGATCACTGTGCGTGCCCGTGGCGCTGATCTGGCCGACAGGGTCGCGCGCCGCGTGCACGGCTATCTGCACGACAACCGCCCGCCAGGGGTCGCGCACATTTTCCGCACCGGCGGAAGCGTGTTCGTCACCGCACGGGACACCGACACCGGCGCCGACATGGCGTCGTTCACCGTCACAGCGGCGGTGCGCACCATCGAAACCGTCTAAGAGACAAGGAGACAGCACCAATGGCTGGCAATCCCGACAATGTGAAGCTCTATACCGAGGCCGACGTACTGCTGTGGATGGGTTCGGCGGCACCGACTACAGCCGATCTACCCGCAGCCATCACCGATCCGTTCGCGACGACCACCGGCAAGTGGGCGTTCCTCGGCCTGCTGGTGGGCGATGCGGGTATCGATACTCAGCGCGAATGGGACGAGAAGGACATCCCGGCATGGGGTTACGGCACCATCATCGTCGCATCGAAGGACTTCAAGCTCACCCGCAAGGTGTCCGCGCTGGAGGACAACCCGGCGATGCAGCGGATCCTGTGGAACGGCTCGACCGAAACCGAAATCGTTGTGCCGAATCCGCTGTATGAGTACGTGGCGTTCGAGAAGCGCACTGCCAGCGGCGAAATCCGGCGCGAGATTTCCAAGCGGCCGGCGCGGTTCTGGACGCCGAACATCAAGGACGCTGAAGGCGATGCGACTCCCCGCGAAATCGAGTGCCGGATCTTCCCGGACTCTGCCCGCAAGCTGTTCGCCGCGCAGCAGACCGCCGCATAGAAAGGGGCACCCGAAGTGAAGACAATCGAGTTGCTGGTCAACAAGCCCGAATTCCTTAAGGGTTCGATCATCACCGTCGACGACGTGTCGGCCGCGGCGCTGATCGGGAAGGAAGAGGCCAAGCCCTACGAGCCGACAGAGGACGGCGGCGAAGACACCGACGCCGCACAGCCGAAGGTCAAGCGAGGGCGTCGCAGCCGCGGCACGTCGCAGTCGGTGAACGTGGCCGAAGCGGATATGCCGAACACCGAAGCCGATACCGGCGACGGTGAGGTCGACGGTGAAGGTGGCGTCGAAAACGTCTGAGGCTGCACGGCTAGAAGCGCTGGGCGCCACCGAAGCCGAAGCACTGTTCCGCGGCCACACCATCCGGGTTCCCCTGAACCTGGAGGTGTGGCCGCTCAATCTTGTACGCGAACACCCTTTCAACGCTGTCGATTACCTGCTGGACGGGCAGGAATGCGGACTGTACGACGACGCGACGGTCGATGACTACCGCGAGCTGTCCGACGCGCTGGCTGACGCCGTGGGGGTGTCGCGGCTGCCGGAAACACCGGCCGCGCCGGATCAATGGTTCGGCGGGATACCGACATTGGTCAACATCTTGGACCGATTCGAGGACGATCTAGCCAGCGATCTGCTGCGTTTCTGGGGTGTGGAGTATGCCGAACGGTTCACGGGCACTTTGTCGTTGCGCCGGATATGGACCTACATTCGTCGTCTCGATCCGGCGTCGTCGATCGTGCGAGCCCAGAACGGTGGCAAAGAACAATGGACGGAACAGATGTTCATTCTTGCGTCCGTATATCAGGCACTTACAGGGGAAATATATCCCGGCCGCCCGCTGCGGCCTCATGAGGTAGCAAAAGCTCTCGAAGCTATGCAAGCGAAAGCTGATCATGTCGCTAACTTGAAGGAACGCCAAGCCGCGTACGCCGCGAAATCGTCGCCCGCAGCGCCAGCGGTCTCGGCTATGGAACAGGCAGTAGCGAACCGGCGACACGAACTAGGAAAACGCTGAACACCATGGCCAACAACACCCGCAACAAGTCCACAGAAACCGCCGACGACCAGACCGACCCCGACAAGGCGACCGTCGATCTGATCTGGGAGGGACTGAAGTTCACCATCCCGAAGCGCCGTGGCCGCTGGCCCGTCAGTGCCCTACGCGATTTCGCGCGCGGACGGAACTACGAAGCCGTGGTGACCCTGCTCGGCGGCGAGGAACAATGGCAGCAACTAGTCGAGAAATGCCCGACCGGCGACGACTTCGACAAGTTCGTCGACTACGTGCGCGACGTCGTCAAGAAGGAGTGCACGCTGTGAAGCCCGGCGCCACGCGGTATCCGTGGCGCCGAATCAGAAGCCGCCCACGCATCCGTCTGTGGGACAACCAATTCCAATACATCACCGAAATCGAAACACCTCTGTATGTCGAGCCGTGGCCGATGTGGCTACGGCGGATTGTGCGGCACGCGCTGCACCTGAGGTAAGGCGGAAGCCACACCGTGGCGCAAGGCATGGATTTCGGGTACTACACCCTCCCCGTCATCCCGTCGTTTGTCGACATCGAATCGAAGTCGCAGACGGCGCTGAACCGCTCCGTGGGCGCACTCGGAACCAAGGTCGGTAAGACCTTCGGAAAGAACCTCGCAGACGGTGTCGTGTCCGCCGAAGCGCAATTGACCCGCGCCTACGACAACGTCATCAAAATTCAAGACAAGGCCGCTGACGCGACCGGCAAGCTGGCCACCGCCGAAGCCAAACTCCAGCGGCTACAGAAGATCGGCGCATCCAACGACCGGATCGTCGCGGCCACCGAAGCCCGAAACAAGGCCCGCCGCGACGAAATTCGCGCCGTCAAAGAGGCCACCGCCGCCCAAGACGACTACGAGCGGTCGCTCAAACGGCACAACAGCGGAGCCGATGCCCTCGACAACTTGGGTCTTAGCTACGAAGGGTTGGCGGGCAAGGCTTCACTGGCTGCCGCGGCCTTGGGCACAGCGGTCGGCGCGGGGATGGCTGCGGCAGCCGCCGGCGCGATCAAACTCGGCCGCGAGTTGTACGACCTAGGCGCGCAGTTCGACGAAACCTTCGACCAGCTGCAGATCACCACCGGCGCCAGCGGCGGTGCGCTCGACGCGCTCGAGGTGTCGGTGAAGAACCTTGGACGTTCGGTGCCGCTGCCGTTCGCCGAACTCGGCAAGGTTGTCGGCGAGGTCAACCGCGACCTGCACCTGACCGGCCCCACGCTCGACGCGGTATCGAAATCGGTCGCCAACTTGGGCAGGCTCACCGGTGAGGCGGTCGACGTGCGCGGGCTGGGCCGGGCGTTCCGATCCTTTGGGGTCGAAGGCAAAGACCAGGTCGCAACCCTGGATTCGTTGTTCGGGGCCTGGCAGCGCACCGGCATTCCCATCAACGAGCTGTTGTCCACGGTCACCAAGGGTGGCCCGCAGCTTCGGCAATTCGGGTTCACTTTCGGCCAGTCCGCCGCGCTCATCGGCACGCTTGACGAAGCCGGGCTCGATGCTGAGAAGTCACTGATGGCCTTGAACAAGGCGATGGGGGTTCTGGCGAAAAAAGAGGGCATCACCGGCCCGGAGGCGCTGAAAAAGACGGTCGCACAAATCAAGGCGTTGACTGATGCTGGCCGCGACACCGAGGCGATCAACCTCACCAACAAGATCTTCGGACCCAAGGGCGGGGGTCAGTTTCTCGACGCGATTCGGCGCGGTGCGCTGGATTTGCAGACGTTGCAGTCGGCGCTGGATTCGACCGGCGCCTCGATCAACGACACCGCATCCGATACCGACGACTTCGAACAGAAGTGGCAGATCTTCAAAAACAACACCGCGGCAGCGCTAGAACCGTTGGCGTCCAGTCTGTTCGCGTTCGTCAACGATGGTCTGGGCTCGCTCGCTGTGTGGGTCCAAGCCCACCAACCCGAGGTCATCGGATTCTTCAGCACCGCCACACAAGGCGTCATCTTGTTCGGCGAAACCATCCTGCGGATGGCCTCGGACGCACTCGATGCGCTGTCGCTGTTGGTCGGTGGGCTGGGCAACACGGTCGGATTCACGCTCAAGGCAGCCTCGGCGTTCGCGTCCCTGACCGGCGACAAGGTTGGCGCACAACGGATGCACGACTTGTCCGAGGACGCGTTCTCGTGGGGCGAGAACATGCGGGGCCTGGCCGACAAGCTCGACGGCACAGCCGACGGCCTGTTCAATCTGCGCAAACGCATTCAGGCCACCGGCGAAGAGATGGCCACGGCAGCCAAATTCACGTCCGCGCTCGGTGAAGCGACAGCCAGTATCCCGGACGGCAAGACCATCCAAATTTCGGAGAACACCCCCGAGGTCCGCCGCAAGCTCGCCGATATCGGTGTGCAGGTCGAAACCTTGCCTGATGGCACGGTGACGGTCACCGCCAACACCGATCAGGGCAAGAAAGTCCTTGAGTCGTGGCGCAAGTCGATCGAGCACGACAAGCCCGCCGAGGTGCCGATCACCGCCGACACTTCGGAGGCTGAGCATAAGTGGGCGCTGTTCCGCGACATGCTGCAGAACCCCGGCCCCACCCCGGTCACGGGCCCGTTCATGGGCGGCAACGCGAACGCCAACGCACCATGGATTCCGTTCCTGCCGCCGCCACGCGCCCGCGGCGGGATCTTCGACGTGTGGGATTCGGTGGCCTCATTCGCGAAGGGCGGCACCCTGCCGAAACGGGCGGTCATTCAGCCCGCCGTGGCTGGTTCCGGACTGGTGCAGTGGGCCGAACCATCCACTGGCGGTGAGGCATTCATCCCACTAGACGGTGGCCAACGCTCTATCGACATTTGGATCGAAACCGGCCGGCGCCTCGGTCTCATGCGCAGCTACGAGCAGGGAGGTGTGAACCCTGGACTGAACCCCGGTGCCGACTACCTGCGCTCCCTCGTGATGCAGATGTGGCCGCAGATCACCCGCATCGGCGGTCGCCGCTCTGAGGACGGGTTCGGCGAGCATTCATCCGGCAACGCGCTGGACATCATGATCCCGAACTACGACAGCCCGCAGGGCAAGGCGCTCGGCGACTCAGTGGCCGCGTTCCTGGTGCAAAACGCCTCGGCCCTTGACCTCAACGGTTTCATCTGGCGGCAGCAGAGCTACGGCTACGGCGGTTCCTTCACCACGGGTAAACCGATGTCCAACCGTGGAGACGACACCCAAAACCACATGGACCACGTTCACGTCATCCTCGGCGCGGGCAGGGGAGTGAACGCAACGGCTGTCGGTTTACCGAAGGCGCCGTTGGTGGGATCCGGGGGTGTCAGTGTCGGGTCGTTCCCGTCAGGAAACCTGAGCGGCGGCGCGGGCGGTGGCCGCGGCGGCGGCAGCGTGTTCGGGGCCGGGTATCAGACCGGCCGCGGGACACCGGGCTACGACGAAGACGGCCGGCCCGGCTACTACGCCCCGGACCCGAAGCAAGTCCGTGAAGCCGAGGAACGTGCCGCCGATGCACAGCAGCGCATCAAGGATGCGGACGCGCAGGTCAAGATCGCCGAGGCCCGTAAAAGCGAACTCGATTTCGACGCATCGGAATCGCAAAAGCTATCCGCCGATACCGCGCTGGAGAAGGCGAAGGCCGACGCGGCCAAGGCGCGCCGCGAAGCCCAGGACAGCCAAGCCGATCTGGCCGAGGCGCAGCGCGGAAAGTTCACCGCCGCCAAGGAATCCAAGAAAGGCAAGGGCGGCGACGACCTGTCCGATATCGGCAGGATCATCGGCGGCGGTTTCGCCGAAACATTCGGCCTGGACGGTTCGGTGTTCCCGAACATCGAAGAGTTAGGGATCGTCAAGTTGGCCAAGGCCATCTTGGGTATCAAGTACACCCCGCAGGGCACCGGGTTCGCCGGCGGGCTCCTTGCAGGCGGTGGTGGCGGCGGCGGTGGTCTCGGCGGTCCCAGTGGCGTGTTCGGCGGCGCGGCCTTCGACGGGGGCGGGGCCACGTCCGGTTTGCCGTTCGGGATGGTGCCCGAAGTGTCGTCGATGCTGCCGTCGCTCACCGGCGGGACGGCGCATCCGGGGTCGGGGATGCCTCCGGGCGTCGGCAACGGGCCCGTCGATCAGTCGCTGAACGTCACGATCAATAACCCGCAGGGCGACGAGCGGTCGATCGCCGACCGCACCCGCCGCGTCCTGCTGAACACACCGCGGCAGATGACCCACGAACCCATCGGCGGTGGCCCGTAATGACGAGCGCACAACTTACCGGGCCACGCCGAAACGTGCCCTGGTCGCAGCTGTCCGAAGCTGCGCGCGGCGAAGCGGTCTCCTGCGCATGGATCGGGTCGGACGGCCAGTACTGGCCCCTCACCGGGCAACTCGCAGGCAGCGAGGGCGCATTCATCACCGGCCCCATCGACGGCATGGTGCACGTCCCGTTCGAAGGGATATGGACCACTCCCGCCTACGGCCCGCCGCGCTTCGAACGCACCGTCGACGGCCGACGCGAAATCTCCTTCACGTTGGGCCTGATGTCCGATTCGTCGCTGGGCTGGTACGACACCGAGGCCCGGTTCTGGCGCGGCTGCCGCAAGGACGCGACCGGATACTTCACGGTCACCACCCGCCGGCACGGCCAGCTGTGGATTCCGATGCAGCTGTTGGAGGCGCCCAAATGTGCGCTCCCAGATGATCCGGCGCTGCAACGCGTCGCGCTACACGAAATCATCTTGGCCGCCGACGGTGAACCGCGCTGGCACCGTCCGGACACCTCGCCGCCACCGTTCGTGCGTCCACCCGGTGGGCCGAGCCTGGGATTCATCCGGATCGCGAACCGCTCCACCGAGCCGGCGTGGCCCATTTTCTTTGTGCAGGCATCCAAGACCGCGCCGTCGAAGGTGCGTCTTGGTGATGGCCCGAACGCGATCGTGTCGGGCCAAGAGAACCCGTTCGATGACTGGCCGAAACTCTCGCGGCTGTTCGGGATCCCGTTCGTCGACGAAATCTTGGGCACGTTCACCCGCACCCGTGACGCGAACATGATCGATGTGCCGGAACTCAATCCCGGCGAGCACTGCATTATCGACACCGATCCCGCGCACCGAATCGCGATCACCGCCCAGGATCCGCCCGACAACCTGCTCAAGAAATTCATCCGCAATAGCGAGCTGCTGAACTGGATTTTGGGGGAGTACGGCGACACCGGATTGCCGCTGCTGCAACGATTTAAGGGCCAAGGGTTCTCGATCCCGATCCCGCCGCGCACCGTCGCGACGATCCCGGTCTCACATAACCAGCCCGGCGGCAAGATCTGGTGCCAGCTGCCGCAACGCTTCGAAAGCGCCCTGGCATGACCGCGCCCACCCTCACCCTGGACCCCAAGACACTCGCCGGCGAGTTCACCCCCGAGCTGCGGATGCATCTGCTGGAGCGCCGCTGGGCGTACATGAACCGGCGCACCAAAGCCCCGCTGGTTCGACTGTGGGACAAAGAGTTCAGGTACATCGCGCGCGTCGAAAACCTCGATAAGTGGGATTGGGAAGAGCTGGCCACCGAGGACGGCGAAGCCAACATCACGTTTTCCGGCAAGGCCAACGACTGGCTCCGCGAAATCATCACCTACCAAATCGGCGACGACGAAGACGTTCACATCACGATCGACCCCGACCCGGACAAGCCGCACGATTTCCGGACCCGCTGGGGCGGCAAGGTCATGATCATCGAGGACGACGAAGAAGCCGGAAAGGCTGCCGTCACAACGCTTAAGTGCATCTCAAATCGACGCCACCTCAAGGGAATCTACCTCGCAGCCAATCCCATATTCCCGATGGAGGTGCAGCTGCCGAAGATGTTCCTGTGGGGTGGCCCCACGGTCACCACATGCGCAACGGCCATGTTCTTCAACTGCATTCGGCTGTTCACGCTCAACGGATTCTTCCCGGTGCCGCGCAACATCTTCGCCCCGGAAACATGGCTGCAAAACCTCTCACCGCTCAATTGGCCGGTGCAGATCATGCCTGTGGCTGGGCTGTTCGACCAATCACGTTGGTGCACAATCGGTTCGCGCTGGAAGGACGCGCACACCGTGTTGTCGCCGGTGATGAAGGACGCCGGCGTCATCTGCCGCGCCTACACCTGGCTTCCCGGCGATCCGGCCCCGTACACGATGTTCGGCCCCGAACTGGCCGAAATCCTCAAGCCCACACGCGCCTGCGTGATCCTGAGCTTCGAAGACAAGTCCGGTGTGACCGGCCCGACGGGCACCATGCTCGACGGCGCGATCAACCTGTTCGCCGCGACCCTCGATGACCTGATCACCGAGACGCTGATCCCGATCGACGCCGACCACGACGGCGAGGTCGACCCCTTCTTCCGGAAACTGCTGCTGGTTTCCCCGAAGCCGCCGCCGTTCGTCTACCGAGACGTCGGCTACGGCAACATCCGGCGCCGCAAACTGCGGATCTACAAGAGCCGCGCCACCGACATCATCGTGGGCGGCAAGAGCCCCCAATGGGTCAACCAGGCAATCACATTCGCGATCCGCTACGGCATATCGCAACTGGCCCAGGTGATCATGGGCGTCGAGGCCGCTGGCGTCGAAGGTTTGGACAACCTGTACCAAGGCCAGCTCGACGACGTGTTCCTGGCGTTCATGCGCTACGTCAACCCGCTGCGGTCTGCGAAAACCGGAAGCTATGCGTTCCGTGAGTATTTCAAGAATCCGGGCGGCAGCGCATACGTCATCAACGCCATCCAAGAGCTAGCCGCCGGCGACTTCGAAATGAAGGCGTACCGGTCGATGAAGTTCGACGTCGGCGACGGGCAGCCCTACATCCTCGGCGAGGACTTCTGGCTCGGCGACCGCGTGCAGGCGGAAATCCGGGGCGTGGTCTACACCGACCAAATCATGGCGATCAAGGGCGAAGGCGACCGCACCACGGCAGGACGGCCCACGGTGTCGTTCGGCGACGATTCCCGCGACGAAGACCCGGTCGCCCGCGGGTTCCGCACTATCGGCAACGTCGCGAACTTCGCGGCCCTCCTGGCAGGAAGCGGGGACATGTTCTGATGAGCAGACGAAACCAGAAGCAACGCAAGGTATTCCCGAAGTTTCCCTATGACCGCAAGTTCACCAAAGCTGAGCTTGACGAGATTTTCGCGCGCCAGGACCGGTTGTGCGCGGGGTTCCGTGATGCGGTCGGCCCGAACGGGTGGGGGCTGGGACTGCCGGAAGACCATTTGCAGCTGCTGATGTTTCACGGCGCGCTGGTCGGCGCCGACGTCGATGAAGACAGGGCGTTCATCCGGGCGCGGCGGCTGCCGGATGAAACCGGGCGACTGGTCGACGCCGTCGAGTGGGTCGTGATAAAGGACGACACACCGCGAGACCGCAATAGGGATGCGCGCCGCGAGGCACGCGCACGCGCACGCGAGATTGACGAGCTGGATCCGGAAGTCCGCGACGCGCTGATCGACATGGTCAAACGCAAGGGACAACGCGTCTACGACCGTGTTCGCGCCGAGGTTCCGGCCGAGGACCGCGACGAGTACTCCGCACGGCTGGCCGACACCGACGAGGAACAACCCGAAGACCTGGACGACACCAAGGAGGACATGCCGTGACGTCTGCACTCATCCCCACCGAGCCAATCTTTCTGGGCGAAAGAGTAATCCGCACCCTGTTCTATGCGGCGCCCCGCAATCCCGGCGACCCGCAAACGATCATCGGCACCTTCACGCTGATGCCCGGCGAAGACAACATCGTCTTGGACGCCATCAAGGGCGAGAAGGGCGACCGCGGCGACATGTCGCCGTTCTGGCGCCCGCAGTGGGGTTCGACCATCAACTTGCCTGTGGATCTGCCCGATGACCTCGGTGACGCCGACGCCGGAATGGCCTGGTACATCGCCGGTTACTGGCATGTCTGGGACGGCAACGGCTGGCGAATCATCCTGGGCGCGATCCCCGGACCGCCCGGCCCCACCCCGAACCTGCACATGACCGCACGCGGTGTCGCGCCGCCCTCTGGCGGCATCACTTACCCGCTGAACCTGAACGTCACGCCCGGTGGTACCACGCTGGAGCCGACGTTCGCGATCGACATCCCGCTCATTCCCGGACCCAAGGGCGACAACGCGAAAATCCTCGAGGCCGATGATTTCGTCGGGCCCATCGAGGACGGTCAATCTTTGATCTACGACTCGACCCTGGCAGGCGGTGCCGGCGGTATCCGCGGCGGCAGCCCGGTCGGCACCGTCAAGAAACTCAGCATCCCCGAGCAGTCGTTTACCGGCGGCACCTACGGATCGACCTGGAATATCGTTGCCACGCTCATCGTTCCGGGGCAGCCGTTACCGTACTACCCCGAGTTCGACGGGCATCTGCGGTGGAAACGAAGCGGCCTGTTCAACAACGCGCAGATCGAAGTTCAGGTGCGGGCCCTGCCGCAGGGCTCTACCAGCGCACCGGAAACCGGAACCCTGTGCGCTCGTGCCTTGTACGACCCGAGCACCCTGGACGCCGAAACCATCGCGCACGTCCGCGAACAGTGGTCCGACACCGGCTATCCGGCGCGCGCGATCGGACCCGACTCCGGTGAAGGCCGCATCCCCGCCAACACGTCCATGGTCTATTACGTGCTGCTGTACCGGATCGGCGGTAGCGGGTCGGTGGTGTTCTCCACCCCTGGCGCCCACATGTCGCTGAAGATGTTCCCGGTGAGCTGATGCCACGCAGCGTCGATAAGTTCCCAGAGAAGCGGGGTGCCGGCGGCGCCTCGCTACACAATCCGCTGCGTTCGCAGCTGGACTATGAATCGGCGCTTGCTGATACCGCCAAACAGGCCGGCGACAAGATCCGCGGTGCTATCTCGGGGGCTCTCGATGATGTCGTTGACGTCATTTATGAGCACACAGGTTTGGATCTGTCCGAGCTGAAAGAAGCGCTCGAAGGGATTGATCTAAGCCCTGGCGCGATCCTCGCGACGATCGTGAACCTAGCGGGCACGGCGCTTGGTATACCTGGCGTGCTGTCAATCTCGCGTATCGCCAACATCATTCAGGACTTGATCAACGGCGCTGGGGAGTTCTTGACCGCCGAGAGTGTCGAGGATAACCCGTTCTTTCAATGGGATTCGGTGATGCCTGGATTCGTCTCGGGGGGTTCGATCCGGGCGACGGCGAATGGCACGCAGCAGGTGCTGCGCACCGAGCCTTTCGAGGTGTTCGGCGGCCAAACGCTGGAACTGCGTGCGGCAGCGCAGTGGACCGGTGCGACCGCGACCGCCGGATCGAACCCGGTCAAGGTCGGATTCACCCCGTTCGACGCGGCCGGGAACGCGATGGCTGATGTGATTCGCGGTTCGCTGCAACCCTCGGGTGATCACGGCTGGCAATGGGTTCCAGTGCAAGAGAAATGGCCGGTACCTACCGGGGTCAAGTACGTCTCGCAGCTGCTCATTCTCGACACCGGTGCAACGGCTGGAACCTTCCGATTCTCCAATGCGTCGGCGTGGGCGTCGAACCTTCTCGACCTCGGGCTGGTCAAGGATCTACGCGAGATGGTCGATGCCATTGGCGGGACGGTGAACTCCGAGGTCGCCGATATCACCGCCCGCCTGCAGGCCATCACCGCTGACGGCAAGATCACTGTCACCGAATTCGAGGGCTTGATCCAACAGGCGCAAGTCTCGGGCCTGGCCATCATGCAAACGGTCATCAACCAGATTCTCGACATTCTCAACGGCAACATCGTGACCCCGATCAACTCCCTGGTGCAGGGGGTCAAGGACTGGTTTGGACTGAACCAGAACAAGACTCAGAAGTTGACCAGCGGCGGAAATCTGACGACGGCCGACGTGACCGGCACGTTCGACATGAGCCGGGTCGATGATCTTGTCGATAACCTCGGCAACATTCTGTCTGGGGTCAAGGACGGCGCCGACGGCGTGGGCACCGGCACCACGGGCGCTATCGGGGACCGCATCAATCAGGCCAAGGACTCGCTACTGGCGCTACTGGGCCTGTCTCAAGATGCGCTCAAAAGCGCCATCGCCGCACAGACCACCCTGCAAGAGCAGGAGACCGAGCAGAACACCGGAGACGGCAATAGCTACAGTTTCGTGTTCTCCGGGGCAGACGGGGCCGCACTGAATGCGACCGATTGGACCACCGGCCCCACGCCCGGCGATATCACCATTCGGGGCGACTCGGGATATGCGGGCGTCAAGAACGGCAACCCTGACGGGTACTTTTTCGCCAGCCCCAACTACACCTATGCCACCGATGGACAGTCCGCCTCATTCGTGCTCGGCAACACCCAAAACGGAAACTACTACTCCGGGGTGTTCATTCGCTGCAACGCCGATCGCACCACGGGCGCCTACTGCCTGGCCAAAGAGGGCGAGGTCCGTGTCGGCAAGTTCACCCGCTCGGGCACCAGCTGGACGTTCGCCACTCCGATGACCTTTCAAGGCGGGCTGTCCTCGGTCAAACAGGGCGCCCGTATCGAAATCCGTTGCAGCGGCGACAACTTCTTTGTCCGCGTGAACGGCAAGCCGGTCACCTCAGCCACCGATGTCTCAGGCGCCATCGCCGCTGGCCCGGACTATCGATACGCCATGTTCTGTGTTCAGCGGGCAACGTCGTGGTTCACCTACGACTCCTACCGCATCGCGGCATTCGCCATGTCCGATTACGTCGCCTCGGGAGGTAGTGCCACCTTGTCGAACGCGTGGAGCCTAACCCGCTCGTCCACTTCGGGTTTCACCTATACCGACCCCATCACCTCAGCGGGCCTGCTACCGGCGTCGTTTTTCACCTTCACCGACTACGCCAATGGCGTCACCATCACCGACCTTGGCCGAGGCGCGGTGACCGTGGACCAAGCTGGGCTCTACAAGCTGGCAACCACGTGTCGCCCGTACTCGGCCAAAGGCCCGGTGACCCCGCATTGGTGCCTGTACCGCAACGATGTTCAGGTCACCGGAGCCATCGGCCCCGGCGCCGAATTCGAGATCCTGCTCAACGCGGGCGACAAGATTCAGCCCGCCCTGATCGTCGTCGATTACGACGTGCGCTCCAACGGCTCCACCGGCTCGGAAACCGTTGTCTCGCGCACTATCACCCAAGTATTCGGCGTGGCCTCCTTCACCGGCCGAAAACTCATCTGACACCACAGGAGAACTCGCCCATGACCACACCCGAAGTGCCAGCCACCGTCGATGACGACGAGGATCTGACAGACCCTCCGGCCCCCTCGCCCACCCCGGATCCACCAGCGCCGGAACTGCGGCAGGAACCGCCCACGCCACCGCAGATACCACCCACGCCCGAGCCGAGCACCACATTCACCATGCCCGAGCTACCCGGAATCACTTTCGCGGTAATCCGCGGTGGACTAGATCACGAGGGTAAGACCAACCCCGCCAACTGGATTGAAATCACCGGCACCGATGACGGTGGAAACATGGTCTCCCGAGTGGGGTTCGCGGGGCCGTAATTGTCCTGGTCGCCTAACCCAACTGTCCCGTCACCGCCGCGGGGCGGTAAGTGGTCACCTAATCCCGGCGTGCCGGCGCGGGCGTCGGGCGGTAAATGGCATTGGGTGCCGCGTGCAGCAGCGATCGACACGGGCATCGGCGAGGACTCGGCGACGCTGCTGGCACATCTGCTGGCCACCGAGACCGCCACAGGCGCAGACAATGCCGCGCTACTGGCGCATCTGACCGGCCGAGACGACGGGCTCGGGTCCGACTCTGCCGGGCTGCGTGCATACCTGGCCGGCATGGACACGGGCATCGGCGCCGACTCGGCCACCGCGGTACTCAAGTACTACGCCAGCGGCACCGACGACGGCGCGGGCTACGACAGCGCGGCATTGTTGGCCCACTTGGCGGGCAGCGAGTTCGGGCAGGGCTACGACACCGCCGCGCTGAGTGCACACCTGACCGCGTTCGACACTGGTGGGGGATATGACAGCGGCACCGCAGTGTTTAGCCCACACGCACCCGACACCCAATCGTGGGCCGCGCCAGGCACCATCACCTACCCGATCCCGTCATGGTGCCGGTACATCGACATTGTGCTTGTCGGCGGCGGCAACGGCGGCGGCGGCGGATTCGCCGGATTCATCACCGGCGGCGGCGGCAACCCGGGCAACTGGTCACACGTGACGCTGGAGCGCGGCGTAGACATTCCCTGGTCGGCAACCGCAATCACATTCGTCATCCCCGCAGCCACACCCGGTGGCACACAGGGCAACAAGGGCGCTGGCGGCGGCACCGTCACCGCCTCGGTCGCCGGGTCGGGATGGGCGGGACTCTCGGCCACCGGCGGCACCGGCGACCAATTCGGCACCACCCGCAACGGTCAATCGCCTGGCACGCACACCTACAACGGCCAGCCCTACGCCGGGGGCGCCGTCCAATCCACCGCACAAGCCGCGGGCAACCCGCCCGGTGGCGGCGGCAACGGCGGCAACGGAAACGCCTTCAAGGGCAACCAGGGCGGCGCCGGGGCTCCAGGCGGGGCCTGGGCACGGGCCTACCAGTAATCACACAACGAGGAGGAATCATGGCAGCCACATCAGCTCATCAAATCGCCATCTGCAACGCCATCGCAGCAGCAGGCAACACCATCAAGGCATGCAGCGGCGACCCCGGCACCGCCGCCAGCGCCGCGAACGTCATCGCCTCCACCCCGGCCTCGTTCAACACCACGTGGGGCGGCGCAGCTGACGGTTCGGGCGGCGACGTCGGCTACGCCGTCGCGCTCGGATCGGCGGGCACACTGCAGATCCCGGCCGGCGCGGTGGTGAGCCACTACGCCATCTTCAACGGCTCCACCTATCTGCGCGGTCATGCCCTCGATACCCCAATCACTGTGGGCGCTAGCCCCGTCAACATCGACATCACCCCGAAGACCCGGTACAAGGGCGGCCAGTGATGTTCGGGGGTTTGGCGAAGGTCGGCGCGCTATGTCTGGCGATTGCAGGCGCGACAGGGGTTCTGACGTTCGTCGTCGCGACCCGCATTGCGCCCGGCGAGCGCCCCCGCGATCCGCGAATCACCGAGGCGCGAGGCAGGTTCGGCTGGTGATGCTGCGCGGCATCAACACCCGCGCGGCGCTACCTTCCGAAACGGAAAGCGAGACACCATGAAACCCATCGTCAAATGGCTCATCAAGACAGCCATCGAAGCCACCCGCGAATACTTTCACGAGCATCCCGAGGTCGGCGACGAAGCCGCGGCGGCTGTCGCGACGAAGATCGGTAGCGCACTGCCCAAATTCGTCGACTCGTTGACGAACCTGACACCGTGGCAGTGGGATGACAAGGCGCTCGACGGCCTGGCCGAACGCGTCGCGAAACTGCTACCGGAGTTGATGCGCCAATTCCTGGGATTCGGCCCGCGGCCATGAGTTTCGTATGGTTCCGGCCCGAGGGCCCGCTGCGCAGCCGCGAGCAGATTGCCCGCGAGGTGCACGCGGTGTCGCTGGCCCGTGGTCTCGACGAACTCGCCTCGGTGTTGACGCTGATGTGCATCGATGTCGAGGCGGGCGCCGCCGACGACAACGGGGTTCGGCAGTGGTGGTGTCCGTGGAATGCCAATGATCCGACGTCGAAGAACTATCCGCACGATTCGCAGTCCGATGATGGACGCTCGGTGGGGTACTGCCAGCAGCAGAACGGCGCCGCCGGTGAGGTGGTGTCGGGCAGCGACAACTGGTGGGGTCCGATGCGCTCGCGGATGACGCTGGCGTTGGCCGTCGATGTGTTTCAGACACGGCTGGCCGATGACTACGGGCGCGCGGCCGGAAACCCGAAGCTGGCAGGGGAGTTCGTGCAGCGGGTGCAACGATCGGGGTACCCGGACCGCTATGCCGAACGCTGGGACGAAGCGTGGGCGGTGTTGCGGCGTGCGCTTGCGCAAGGGCCTGTCACCCCGAAACCGCCGCTACCGCCGATCGGCACGGGCAGCCCGATCACGCGTTCGCGGCTGACGTCGAATCGGTACGTCGGCCGCGGCGGTAAGACGCCGCGCTGGATCGTGGTGCACACCCAGGAAGGTGGGCGCTCGGCGTGGGATCTGGCCGGGTTCCTGATTTCCACGCAGGGCACATCGGGGGCGGTGTCGTACAACGCGTGCATCGACGACACCGAAACTGTGCTGACCGTGAACTGGGACGACACCCCGTGGTCGGCAGTCAACGCCAACCCGTATGCATTTCACATCTGCATGGCCGGTTCCTACTCGGGCTGGGACCGCGGCAAGTGGCTCGAAACCGATGCCCGCGACGGCAAGAACGAAGACCTCCAGCTGACCCGGACCGCGCAGCTGATCGCGTGGCTGTGCCGCACCTACGACATCCCCGCCGACTACATCGGCGGCAGCGGAATCCCTTGGGGCCGCGAAGGTATCTGCGGGCACCGCGACTTCGGTAGCTGGGGCGGCGGACACACCGACCCTGGCCCGGACTTGCCGTGGGACGAGCTGATTCGGCGCGTCCGCCTCTACCTCGACACCAGCACAGGAGATGAAGACATGGCCCAGGTACCACAATCGGAATGGCAGGAAGTCATCGATTACGTTCGCGCGCAGAACACCCCGATCCCGTCGGCCTCGCCGCTGCGACACCTCGGGGAAGGCAACGTGAACACCCGCGCCAACCTGGCGCGCGCCATCGACGCCAACCAGCACGTGACCGCAGTAGTCACCCTGGCCAAGGAAGGCCACACACCCTCGATCGCGCTGCTGTGGGAGGTATCGACCGCGGCCGACGCGCCCGGTAAGTACCCGGACCGGCAGGAAGACGCCAAGCTCGCCAAGGCGCTGCTGGCCAGCATCAGCAAGACCAAGAAAGCCGTCGCCGCCGAGGATATCGAAGCGTGGCTCGACGCCGAGAAGGCTGCCGCATGAACGGGCCGGACGGGAAGTGGATCGGCTACGGCGAAGGCGACGTATCCGACGCGGTAATCCCGATCGAACACCGCCTCGTGCACGCCTACCCGAAAAACAGTCACGCCATCGAGCACGGCGTCGCCGTGGATCGTACGTACACCGCGGGCACCGTCCACGCGGTGCGGGATCTGACGGCGTTCATGAACAACGACCCCCGCGAACTGCAGCGCCTGCAGCGCATGGGAATCGCGACCCCGTTGCGCAGTGACGGCGTCGCTAACCTCGACGTGCGCAGGGCCATCGGCGCCTACGTCGAAGCCCCCGCCAACCCGCCGGCGTCCAAGTATCCGATCCAGGGCGTGTGGGCCGATTCGCGGGCGTTCCTGAACCCGCCCACCGCGCATAGTTTCGTCAAGGCCACCAACGATTTCCGCGACGAAGCGATGCGCCTGTACCGGCCGATGGCAGGTACCCCGATCTGGCTTCTCGGCTACAGCATGGGCGGCGATTCGGTGCGCAAGATCCTGGAGGCCATGCCGCCCGAATGGCGCCGATACGTCGTTGGCGTGACCACGTTCGGTGACCCGTCGATGCCCGCCGAGGGCAGCTTGCTTGGCGATGATCCCGGCGAGGGTATCTCCAAATCGCCGCAGCCACCGTGGGTGCGAGACCGGTACTGGTCGTACTCGATCGACGGCGACTGGTACCCGCGGGCACGCGGTCTGCTGTTCCTGCTCTACCAGGTACTCACCCGCGCAGAGCTGACAATGGAATTCGCGATCTACCTGTTCACCGAGTTCCCGAAGCAAGCATTTCAACAGCTCATCGGGCAGGCCCCTAGCGCGGACCCGTTGGCCGGGGTGCTGGCCGGGTTGGCGGGCATGATGACGTCGGGGCCGCTCGGTGCGGTCGGCGCCTTGCTCAATCCGTTGCAGCTGTTCGCGGTCCTGCCCGATCTTGTGCACCTGCTGTTCGACGCCATCAAGTTCGTGGCCACCAACGCGCACGGAATGTACGGCGACCCCGGACATGCGCTGTGGGACGGCATGACCGCCGTCGACCACGCAGCCGCCACCATCCGCCGCGTGGCCCCCGGCGGCTGCACCCTGTTCCTACTGCCTGGCACGTGGGCGAACTGGAACCAAGGCTTTCCGTTCGACGTCGCTGCACAACTGCAATAGGAGAGGCAATCATCATGTACACCTGGGCATTTTGGAGAGAGCTAGGCGAGCGCGCGCTACGTGCTGCCGCCGCTGCACTGATGGGTGTGTTCGTCGGCGACAAGACCGTCGCCACTGTCGACTGGCGGTTCACGGCCGCGGCGGTCGCGACGGCTGTTCTGGTGTCGGTGTGCTCGTCGCTGCTGGCCAGCCGCCGCACCGAGGGCGACGACGCACCACGCACCGCGTCGTTCCTGGCCGGGGGCCGCGGGTAGTGCCCGACCTGACACCGTTTGATGCAAACGACATCTGGGACTTGCTGGTCGCCGCGATCGTGACCGTTCCGCCGACGATCGCGGCGGTCGCGGCGCTACTCGTGTTCTGGAGAGGGCGAAACGAAGACCGGGAACGCCTGACGGAGGTGCACCAGACGGTGGCGGTTGCAGCCGAGGCCGCGACAGCGACAAAGGAACAGGTCCAAAACGGGCATCCCACCAAGTACCGCGACGACTTCGACGGCATGAACCGCAAAATCGACCTACTCGCCAGCAGCGTGGAACTGATTCAGTCGAACGTGCAGTCGTTGCAGGACTCCCATATTGCGCTCGTCAAGCGCCTCGGAGGTTGACCACCCATGGCTGACATCAACGACATTCCGTGGTTCAAATGCGTTGGACTGTACGGCAACATAGTCCCCGACACCCTCGACAGCGGCTACCGTCCGGACCATTTCAAACCGTGGGGCGCGGTGACATTCACGCCCCGGATCGCGGGCCCGGACAACAAGCTGGACCCGCCCGAGCCGCAGTTCCGGCTGACCGCGCACACACCGCCCATCACTCTGCTACTCGTGCCGTTCGACGCCAGGATCGAAAACGGGGTGTTGAAGCTGCCGCGCCTCGACGCGCCGGCAGGGGAGAACCCGACACCGACCGAAATCGATCAGCAGCGCGCCAGCGTCGGACTGGACATGATCGCGAATTCACCTGCCCTGCAACTGACATCGGGATACAAGCTGGTCTACCAAGTGCAGTTCGGGACCATGAAGGTCTTGGGCAAGGAACACACCTTCGAGTCGTTCTGGTTTGTCGCGCCGACCATCAGCGACTTCACGACCGAGCCGACATGGACACCGCCTACGGTCGACCTCACGGTCGTCGAACGATTCACGCCGGTGACGTAGAGGCGGGAAAATATACCGGCATTTATACCGACTGCGGGCCCGGTTCGGCCTCGTGTGGGTTGTCGATCCAGTCGGACGTGTCGAGGTGTGTCCATTGGCCGCTGGGGTTGTCGCCCTCGGCGATAGCCTGCTCATCGGTCACCGGCGCCGGGTAAAAGTGGATCGCGCCGTCGCAGGTGACGCATGTGCCGGTCTTCTGAAAACGCTTCATCGCGGTCATCACCCAATGGTGAACCATCATCCGGGCGTAATCTGCACAGCGTGACTGAGGATGTAGCTGCGGCCTACCAAACGCTCACTGACTGGATGAATGACCACCGGAGTCGTGGGGTGTTCATCAACGCAGATTTCGCGCCCGCTGAGGAAGCCGAACAGTGGGTCGAAGAATTGGTTGTCGGCATGGTGGCTGCAATGGCCGATGCCGGTGAGGTGGTGTCACATGGGCGCGTACGCACGACCAGCGATCGCGTCGTCGTTGAACTTGACGGCGCCGACTTCATGGCACGCGATATTGACGGCGACGGCAGCAAGCCGCAGGAAAGCGTCGAACGTCTACTTGCCCGTTTCGCAAGGATCGCGGCTGATCGCGGATGCGCACAACGCTGGTTCTACTGGTATGACGGCGACCCTGTCGGTATGGCCTACTTCGTCACGTCTGCCGAACTGAAAACCTTGGCGGGTGTTGATGTTCGGGAACTGGGAACAGCCGAGCAGTGGTACGAGGCACAGCCAGACTGAACGGACTACAGCTCCTCACCGATGTCGGGAAGCAACGCGATATCTTCCGGCGTCTTATTCCTTCGAAACATACTGGCTGTATCTCGGACACGTCGCTTTCCCCATCCGGGATTTAATCTTTCCATCATCTGATACTCGGAATAGAACAAATCGGCCCTATTACCCGTGGATCTCGATGCCATACTAAAAACTATGCTATTGCTGTACCAATAAAGAACGTCATCAAGGTCGCCCACCCTGTCAAAGCGCAGCTGACCTCGCTCGTAGTATGCGTAATGGTAGAAGCCGTTTTCGTCGATGAAAATATTGTAGTCATCGTTCGTCCGGATGACGCCGACAGACAAAGGTTCGACACCTAGCTTTACTGCTATCCGATCTACCTCGGACTGCAATTCCACAGTTTTATCGTCCAAGGGGCGGCCCCTCCCTAGTCAAAATTCCTTCTCTTATTAATTCCTCCACAGATGGCTTAACGCCGTCTGGTCCAACGATCATGTATTGGGTTGCTCCGGGTGATGGTGTCTGCCCGTAGAACGGCTGCACGGGTCCTTCAACGATCTGCCAGCCTGGGGGCAATGGATGACCAGTGACCATGTAGCGGTTGTAGGCGCCACCTACGGCTTCCGGCGCGAGCGCACGGTCCGTGAATGATGCGCCATCGGAATCTGTCAACCTGTTTGAGGCACCGTCGAGCGGAATTTACTGAGCGGCCTCCTCTGGTTGGTCGGGTCGGTTGATCCACGAGGCGGTTGGCAGTTTGGG